CCCCTCGCGCCCCCGCCCGTTTTACAAGCGACCTGACGCGAGCGACATTCAGTCGTCGTACGCGTGGCCCTCACCTCGCACGTGGGAAATGGCGGCGCGAGCAATGGCGACGTGCGCTATTCTGAACGCGAGCCCAACCGTTTTCGAAACGCTCGTTGCCGCTTTCGTCGGTGAGCCTGCGGCTGTCGCATTCGCACAGTGGGCGTCGAAACTCGACTTGCCTGACGTAGAAGCATTGCTCGATGGCAGAGTGCAGTGGGCGCCGAACCCTGCGCGACCTGACGTCACTGACGCGGTTCTTGGTAGCTGCGTCGCTATCGCGAGGATGGGCGATCCTAAGTCGCGAGAGAACAGGCTGGTACGTACGTTCGAGGTAGTGCATTCGTGCGTGAAAGTCGGCGTTGTTGACGCCGGTTACGTGCACGCGCAAGCACTCATCAAAGACCCCGAAACACTCAAGTGCGGCCCTCGTGTTGTCGCCGCCGCGCGCCCAACGTTGTCCGCACTGGGCGCGGAAACTGCGCTTGTTCAAAACGCAATCAAACAGGTCAAAAAGTGAGCGCGTAGCGCTCGTGCGAGGTGTGCTATGGGTGCTGAAACAATGCTGGCTATCGCGCGAGCACGTCTTTACGTGCGCACACGGTGGCCCTGGTTTGCCCTGGCGGTGTTGGCGCTGCGCCCCGTCGAGTGCGATAAGATTAAAACCGCGGCTGTGTCGAAAGACGCTGTTCTTTACTTCAACGCGGAGTACATCGACTCGCTCAAAACAGAGCGAGTTGCGGCGGTTCTCTGTCACGAAGCAATGCACGTGATGCGAGCGCATCACGACCGTTTCGTTGCTACCGGTGCGCCGTCGCACTTGGGCAAGCTCTGGAATATCGCCGCAGACTGCGAAGTCAACGACGACTTGCGCGCCGCAAAGTTCGACACGGGCGATACGTGGTATTACCCGCAAACGATCGGACAGTGCGACGGATTGACCGCGGAGGTGTACTTCGCGGCGGTGTTGAAACAGCCGCCGCAACAACGCCCTCAATCGGGGGGCGGTGTTGGCGAGGGTGAGTGTGGTTCCGGCGCAGGTAACGCACCTGACGGCGAGCCCGCTAGCGACGGTAGTGGAGCGGACTCGACACCGGGTGACGGCTCCACTACCGGCGCCACTCCCGCGGAGCTGCAAGCCGCGCGAGCGGCGTTTGCCGCGGCTGTGCGTGAAGCTGAATCGAAGGCGCGCGGCACTGTTGGCGCGAACCTCAGTCGTTGGGCCGATGACTACAACAAACCTCCGCGGATTCGATGGCAGGATAAGCTGCGGCGCCTCGTTGGGCGTTCGCTCGAAGTGCGCGCAGGGTCAACCGATCGATCGTTTGACCGAACCTCGCGGCGTCAGGGCGCGTACGGTTTCGGTGCGGGCCACGTTGTGCGCCCGCGCACGATTGACACGACGCCGCGCGTGGCTGTTGCGATTGATACGTCGGGCTCGATGAGTGCGCGCGATCTTTCGAGCGCGCTTACAGAGCTTCGCGCGATTCTGCTATCGCGTGCGTCAGTCGTTGACCTCGTTACTTGCGACGCGACTGTTTCTAACGTTACGAAACTCAAGTCAGCCGCAGAGCTTGACAAGTTCGTTCGTAGTGGCGGCGTTAAGGGGGGCGGCGGTACTTCGTTCATTCCCGTAATGCAGCACTTCGACGCACTACCGAAGGCCGCGAAACCTGACTTGCTGGTGTATCTCACTGACGGCGACGGCACTGAACCAACTGCGCCGCCGAGTGGTTTTCGCGTTGTTTGGGTAGTGATTCGCAACGGTAGCCGTTTCGATAGTTCGCGCCTCGCGAAGAGCGGCGAAGTAGTGGTGATTGAATGACCGACAAGTACAAAGACGCTCCGTTGAATCGGTATGCGGCGCACGTGCGCGAATGGTTCGGCGCCGATTGCCGATTACACCAGCTGCACATTCAATCACGGTTAATCGCAGAATCAATCAGCCCGAAAGAACGCGACGACATAGTTGCGGACAGGGTCAGGCAATACGCCGCACTGCTAACTGTGCTCGCCGAACCTATCGACGAATCGACTTCGTTGTGTGGCGACGTCAGCGTTGCTCTAGTTGAGCACGTACCGCTGGTCATAGGCGGGCACAGTTTTTGGCGTATGGCAGTGGTGTACGCGTGCGAGAATGGCAATGGCGCCTGCATTGCTGCTAGTGCGATGCTGGGAAACCCTGACGTGCGCACGTGCCACGGGATAGCCCGTAGACTTGGGTTATCCCTTGCGTACGACATTGCTAGTGAGTTTGACTCGGCGTTCTCTTCGATTGAGTCACTGTGCACGCACCGCGGCATAGACATAGCGAACGAGTTTAATCAGAGTTTGGAGTGCGTCGGTCACAGAGAGTACGTGGCGACGGGCGCATCGCTCTACAGTGGGCGCGCAGTGACAGCCGTAGCGCCCGCCGAGTTTAGGGACCTGTCCGCGCTAATCCGGCGCAGGTCGGGCGTATAGGGGCAACAACGGGCATCGGAGGTGTGACGTGGGTAACTCGGTCAAGTGCGCGTGCGGGAGCACCGCCACGCGTGAACTATCGGTGTTGGCGAAGTTCGACAGAGCTGACGCAGTTGCGCACACGGGGGGCGCGGATAACGTCAACGTAACAGTAAGCGTGTGCCCAGCGTGTTTCGCGTACGAAAGGGCGCGTCTATTCGTTTACTTCGCGGAAGCGAGGGAGTGCAGGTTGATTGTGTCGAGGCTGCGACGTGAATAAGGACGAGGCTATTGCACTAGCTACGTCAATCTCTATGCTGGGTGCGTCGTCGCAGCCGTTCTCGTTTAACGTGCCGATACGCTCGCTAAAGATCGAAGCTGTTTCGTTTGGCGAGAAAACAGCTGACTCGATGAAACCGTTGTGCGCTTCCGTGTTTCGTGGCTACGTGAGAGATGACAGTAGCCACGAAAGACGATTGAGAATGCTACTGCGCTATACGGCGTCGGTAATCTATGGGGGGCTGACCTGTGTTTTGTTAGCAAAGCTACTACGCGGAGGGCTCGGCAGCATCAACAAAGCCGTCGCGATGTACAGCGGGCTAGTCATAGGATGGTGAAGCGATGGCACGTCGACGACGCGAAACAGTGTGGGCGGTAGCACCTGACGAAGTCGTCAGCACCGTACGCAATGTGTTGATGCTGAGTGGTGTTGAACTAGTCGACGCCAACGGGCCGTATGTTGTAGCTGAGTTTCAAAACGAGAAAGGCTATTACGGCGTGCGGGTTCTTCGCGTGGTTCGGCAGTGGGGCGCGAACGGCAACCCTAACATGGTGTCGGTGAAGTGGCGTTTCGACTTGGACTACGGCGACGCTTACGCAAACGCGATTAAGCTGGTGTTGCGTACGATCGCAGGTTGTCTCAACGCGAGCATCACGCGCGATGTGCTGTACGCGTTGGCTGACGATGGATGGCAACACGCGTGGCACTCGATGGAGTTCGTTGTTTCGAACAGAAGTGAGCGGTTAAGCGAGCGGTATCAGGCGCGAAACAAGGTGCGAATCGTGCGTAGAGAGCGTGGTGAGTGGCGGTTCAACACAACCGACGGGGTAGGCGGGCTAAGCGTAGGATGGTGAAGCGATGGCGAACGAACAACAGAGCATGTGGGCAGTGGCGGAAAGCGAAGCACTCGACGTCGTGAGCTGTGCGCTGTGTCTCGAAGGCAACGGCACTGTCACGAGACACGACGAGCGAGCATTCACGGCGTTCTACCCAAGTGAGCGGGGCAACGGGCCGAAGCGACAACTTCAAGTGTCGCTAATCAGCAACTCGGATGGCAACAAGCGCGGCGTGTTGCTCGCTTGGACGATGCACCTCGATGAAGCTGACGTGTATGCGATCGCGACGAAGTTGATGCTTCGAACACTCGCGGGTTGTCTCAACGATTGCGTCACGCGCGATGTGTTGTTTGCGTTGGCGCACGATGGGTGGAACATCTTGCGCGGGTTGGGTTGGGGGCGGGCGACGATGCTCGTCACGGACGGAAACGACCGAGCGAATGCGCGATTGCAGAGAGAATGCGGTGTGAACTTTCTCACTGAACCGTCACCAGTGGACGGCGCGCGGCGGATTGCGTCGCTCGCGCGGTTCAGCGGGTTGATGTGGAATTACCCGGTTGAGGTGAAGCGATGGTGACGACGATTGCGTTAGTGTTGCTGGGCAGTGCGGGGGTGATGGTGTTGCGGTGGTTGTGGGGGGTAGCGGTGCGGTTGGAGGGACGGACGGGGGCGGCGGTTCGGCGATGGGCGTACGGGGGCACGCTAGAGGGTCTAGCGGCGCGAGCAAGGGCAGAACGGGCCGCGGAGAGGGAGGTAGCGCGGTTGCTCGCTGGGAAGCCGCTACGGGACCTGCAAACGTCGATAGCGGTGCACATGGCTCGACGGCGGAAGGTAGAGCGAGAGAACAGAGCTCGAAGGTTCTCGAAGTCGATCACGGCGAGCGTGGTTCGGAAGGTGATCGATCACGACGGCGATGATGCACAACCAACCGTCGCTCACCTCAAGCACAAACCCTGCGAAAACGAGCGAAACTCCCTAAGCGAAGACAGAGAGAAGAACGCTCGACTTCGCAGGCTCGAACACGCGCAACGTAAGCGAGAGCAACACACGCAACGTGCTCGTCGTCGCCGGTCGCGTTGCGTGCGCGTCCGTACCGCGTGCAAACAGAGATAGCGCGACGCACTTCGAGTGACACACGCAACGTGCTCGTGTGTTAGCCTTCGCCGATGGCACGAGACGAACAGAAGATTACACGCTCTGAGTACGACGCAATCGCCCGTGCGTGGTGCGACACAGGCAACTACTCGAAGACTGCGCGTATCACCGGGCACGCGTTCGCCACTGTGAAAAAAGCCGTGGATGAGGGCTACCCCGTACAGGGCTGGCCGTCGATCAAAGAGGCTGCAAGAACGCTTGCAGCGAAACCACCACCGAACGCAACCGTGGTCTACTCAATCGCAGCTGCGTTCGACAAGTCGACGCGTCTGACACGAGTTGCGAAAGAGGCGTTGCTCGCGCTCGTGTCTGAAGACTTGCGCGACTACAACGAAGCGATCAAACAGAACGACCCGAAAGCGCGTAAGGCTGCGCTCGCACAGCTTCGCGAGTGGTACAAGCCCAGCGACATTGCAAAGATCATCACCGCGGAAGTGGCGATGTTCCAAGCCGTAGCGGGGCTGGGCGACGACAAAAAAGAGCTGAACGGCGAGACAGTCGACGCGGAGGTTGACGAACTCGTTGTGAAGCTGCGTGCACTCGGCGCGATTGCCGACGACGACGCGGAAGCAATACTCGAAGGGACGAACAACGATGACGAACACGACGACGAACGAGAGGAAAAGTGAAACAGAGTTGCTGCGTGACGCGCTCGCACGCATGATGGAAACGAGCGCAGCGCGCGAAGTCGTGCTGACGTCGACGTTGCTCGAAGTGGTGCTGAACTCATCGCGCACGTTGCACGCGATCGTCACGGCGCCGCCAACTGAGAGCGTCCAACTTCACGAGGACATTGCGCGCGACAGCGCCGCCGAGTTGCACCGCATGTCGGACCGCTTCGACAAGGTCGTGAACGAGCGCGACAGCGCGCAACTCGAAGTCGATCGACTGACGAAGCAACTCAGCGATACGGCTAACCGGTTGCAGCTCACGTTGAACGCGTACGAAGTGTTGCAAAAAGAGTTCGCGAAGTCGCAGAGTGACCTGCGAACGAAGTCGCAGCAACTCAACGACGCAGTCGACATGCTCAAGTCGCGCGATGCTCGCATTGTTGAACTTGAGTCAACGGTGAGACTTCGCATCGCACACGGGGATGAACTGCGTCAGAGATTGGACGAAGCTACGCGCGCTTGTGCCGACGTCACCGCGGCGAACGAGAAGTTGAGCGTGAGAGCTGACGAGCGCGTCGCGGAGGCTATCGCGCGAGAAAGGGCACTGAAAGAGAGGGATGCGCTCGTTGCGGAGTTGCGCACCGAACTCGACGCCGTGCGACAGTCGCTCACGACTGAAACAGAGGTGTCAGGGCAACGGCAAAGAGCGTTGAAGTCGCTCGACGCCGAAGTTGTTGGACTGCGCAAACAAGTGACGGACCTGACCGCGTCACACTCGCGCGAGTCGCGCTACGTCGCTGAGCTGCAAGAACGTTTGCAAGTGAACGCGTCGCGGTTGGATCGACTCGCGAGCGAGCGTGACCAGCTGCGAACGACGCTCGAAGAGACTACGCGGCGCATGACCGGTGTCTGTGAAGAGAGGGACGCGGCGCGTGAGCTCTTCGAAGAGCTTCGCGCGCGTGTTGCGGTTGAGCAGCAACACGTTGAGCAACCGAGCGCGGCTGACGCTGTGTCCGACGTGACGACCGACGGCGAAGAGAGCGAGTGCACATGAGCGACGCGATCGTTCGAGCGATGATCGTGAGTGCGCGCAAACAGATTCAAGCTGTGCGCGTGCATAGGTTGCAAAACGGACTGTGAGGTGTAGTTGTGACAGAACAGACGGAACAGAGTAGCGCGCCGCGCAAGCTGACGGTGCACGACTTCAAGTGTGACTGTGAGCGCTGGGGCTGGGCGAGGGGTCAACACAGTAGCGCGTGCAAGTACGAATTGTCGCTCAAAGTTGCCCATGCGGCGCGCACGCGTTGTGTCGCCGTGCGCGTGTACAACGCGGCTCAAGTCGGCGGCGTCGGGTACACAGTTTGTGTCGACTACACCGGCGGTCCGTCGCGCGTTGAGTGTGAGCTACCGTCGCACGAAGTCGCGCTAGAGTGGGCAGTGCGCGATGTGAATGAGGCGCCGTTGCGTCACGCGTGCGCACAGCTCGAAGAGGCGTTCGCGAGGCTGGCGCCAGTGTTCGAGCACGCGCCCAGTTTTCTGCAACGGATCGTACTCGACGCCGGTGTTTCGGCCGTGCTTGCGGAGCACGGCGCGTTGCAAGCCGAACTCGACGCGCTGTCGCGGGACGATCAAACTGTTGCACAGCGCACTTTGCGCCGTGTCAAAGACCTGTTGCAATCGCGCACAGACGCACTGCGCGCAGTCAGCGCACAGACACTCGATGTGATCGCACTTCGCGAGTGGTACACAAGCTGTGACATTGCGAAGGGCGCACCGGCGGAAGTGGCGAGCGTGCGGCATGACGTCGCGACGGGATACACAGCCGTGACCGAGACGCGCACGGGCGCGCTCGTCTCGTTGAGCGCAGCTGACAAGTTGCCGTGCGAGAAGTGCGGAGGGCGCGGGGTAGTAACCACGTTCGAGGGCATCGAACCTGACCACGGCTCGTTGAACCAACAGACGTGCGACGCTTGCGGGGTGAAGTCGTGAGTTCGGTACAGTTCGTTTACGTGTCGGCGTTCATCGCGGCGCTGTGGTTCGCGTTGATTGCGTGGCTGACTGCGGTGTACGCCGCGCGACGCAACGACGACGACGTTGACGCGATTCTGCGCCCGGTGTTCATGCTGACGGCGACGTTGTCAGCGCTCGCGCTGTTCACTTCAATCGTTGGCGTCAGCTGCTCTATCGCTGAGTGGGTGCTGTCGTGAACGGCGGTGATCGCGTGAAGCGTCGAGCCGTGCTCTCATGGCTGTTCGCGTTCGTGTGCGCGTCGATGATGTTCGTTTCGTGGTTCGCGCTTGCTGTCGTTGCGATCGCCGGTGTTGTGCTCTGTCACATCAACGTCGTTGCCTACGTGCGTGCTGACGTTGGCGCAGTTGCGGCGCACGTGATCGCCGCGTTGTGCGATGTGTGCGTCGTCGGGTTCATCGCAGGCATGTTGACCGAGGATGCGCCGCGATGACCCGCAAGAACGACGTAGAGTCAAGCGCAAAAACGATCGCCCAGCTTCGAGCGCGCATCGACGAACTCACTAGTGAGCGCGCAGTGCTCGTTGAGCGCATCGACGCAAGCGCTCAACGAGCACACGACAACGCAGTTGCAGCCGTTCGCGAGCGCTCGAAGACACACCGCGCGCTGTCGCAACAGACAGGGCTTGCGAGTGTGACACACGAGTTCGCAGCGAACGTACTCGATGGCGTTGTGCGTGACCTCGAAGCGTTGCGAACGACGGGCAAGTGACGGCGACTCAAACGCAATCGACCGCATAAAACACGCGGTGCCGTAACAAAGTGAACGGCACCGCTCTTTTTCGGTTGCGCTGGTAAACCAGCTGGGTTAGCTTAGGTTCACCTCGAACGAACGAGGGGCACGAAGGGTGAACGACAATGAACACGACGAACGACAACATTCGCATTCCGGCCGCAACGCTTCTCGCGGCGATCGAGTTTCACATCGAGCACTTCGACTCGAAAGACGGCTCTATCTACACCCGCAAAGAGCTTGCCGCGTACGTGGCTCGGATGAACGCGCACCTTGTGAACCGCGGTCTTATGCTGACGGCTAACGCGACGACGGCTAAGCGCATCGCGTCGGAGCTGCGCAACGTGCGGTTGCACATCCTCGCGTCGTTGGATGTTCTCGTTAAGCGCGTTTGGCCGAAAGCTACTCGCGAAGAGCTGAACAAGTACCACGCCGAGTGCGTGGCCCGTGTCGGTGACGAACACCGCCGACTCGGTTGGTACTGGAAGCTCCCTGAGAGCAACTGAGATACAATCGACCGCGGGAAAACCGCGGAGCTGCAACAAAGTTAGCGCCGCCGTTCTTTTTCGGTTGCGCTGGTAAACCAGCTGGGTTAGCTTAGGTTCACCTCAATGAACAACCTCACCAACATCACCAATGCCCTCAACATCATCACCACTGCCACGGCTCGCGCGAGCCGTAAGAGTGTTCGCGTGACCGTGCGTGCGGTCGACTGCGACGCTAGCTGTGCTGACGTCAGCACGCTTGACGCGCTCGAAGGCGCGCTCGTTCGCTTGCGCGAAGCACTCGGCGCAGCTTGCCTCAACGCGAGCGCTTTTTGCCGCGCTGAGTATGAGCGCGCGATCACCGTTGTTGACGGTGACCTTGCCGCTATCGCGCTTGCCGCGCGTGCTGCGTGACTCAACCTCGACACACCGGAGCAACGGTCATGGACAATAACAACACGATCGCCCAGCAAGCAAAGTACGACGCCGCCGATGTGTTCGCGCGTGCGTGGTCGTTCGACGTCGCGGTTACGTTGGCGTTCGGCAAGTCTCGTGACTTGCCGAAGTGCAAGCGTGCTGAGTACATCGAAGCGATCATGCACGAACTCGCGAAGCACTTTGATAAGAAACACAGCGCGCTCAACGACGCGTTCGTTGCGACGTTCGCTAATCGACTGTGACTCGTTCTTTTTCTCTTGCGCTGGTAAACCAGCTGGGTTAGTCTAGGTTCACCTCGAACGAACGAGGGTGACGGAGCAACCATCATGGCGTCTTTCGAAGTCGGACAAGCGGTTACGGTGTTCAATCTCTACACGGGCAAGCGCCGCGGTGTTGTGGTGAAGGTCGAACAGGCAAAGCTCCGCGGTATGCCGCTCAAGTGGCAGAACGTCTATGTTCGCATTGACGAAGCGCAGCTGTGCGCGGGCGAGGACTGCGAACAGTGGTTCACCAGCAACGACGAAGTTGTGTTGAAGCACGCGTGAGGTGTACTGTGTCCCGCAACCGCCCAACCGACTTTAACAGCACCGTTCGCAACGCTCGCGAGTACGATCGCGCGAACGTTGAGCGCACCGCGCACACGCTCGTTGGCGCGTACTACTGGCGCACGGCGTACGATCGCAACGGCGCGCTGTCTTGCGCCCTCGCCGTTGTCGTTGGTGTCGTTGGTGAAGGCGCCTCCATGCGCGTTGTGCTGCGTGGCAACGGCACCATTCGGCGCGTCAGCGCGGGCACGTTCTCGCGCGAGTGGTTCGCCGTGCGCGCGGTCGAACTCGACTCGAACCCGCGCCCCGTTGTGCTCCCGTCGGGCGCGTTGCTGTGGGTGCGTGCGTAGTTCGTTTTTCTCTTGCGCTGGTTTACCAGCTGAGTTACAACACCACTACCCCAGCGTTACGGGGTGGATGGGTTGAACGAACATGACGACGGCGAACAAACTTCACGCGCTCTACATCCCCGGCAACGACGGCGGTGAGCGCGTGTTCGCGCATGAGACAGAGAGCGTGGTTCAATCGCTCGCGATACGTCACGGTTGCGTTGCAGAGTGCTCGCGAGTATCCGTGCGCCGAGTGTGGCGCCGTCGTTGGCGCACCGTGCTCGAAGAAAAACGGCGAGCCGTCGCGCGCGCACCACTCCGCGCGAGTGTCCGACGCACGAAGCGTGGCCTACGAAGCCGCTCGCGCGGAGCTGTCACGCACGGGCGAGTGAAACAAAGTTCGGGGCGCGTACGATTCTAGTTGCGCTGGTTTACCAGCTATGGCACTGTCCAACCATGACGAACACGACGAGCAACACGGCGGTCTGTCTTCGCTGCGGTGGCACTGGCGCGACGACGCACAAGCACGTTGAGAACGGGCTGTGTTTCCGCTGCAACGGAACGGGTCGCGTTGAGCGCGTCGAAGGCACTGCGCGCCCCGTGACGCACGCTGAACGGCAGTCGCACATTGAAGCACTCCGCGCGACGTTTTGCCGATGGCGCCGCGCGATCGCGTCAGGTGTGCCCGCAGCTGAGTTCGCCGAGTACGACAACGGGCTAGGTTGCTCGCCTGCTACCCAGGTGTACCGCACGGCGTCAGCACTTGACAGCTCTGACCGTGCTCGCGTTGTTGCGGCGTTCAACACCCTTTTGAACCTCGACATTGCGGTTGAGGCTGAGTGAACGGCCGCGCGTTTTCCGCGGCGAAGTGAAAAAGAACACGAACAGTGTCGAAAGTAGTTGCGCTGGTAAACCAGTTGGGTTAGCTTAGGTTCACCTCGAACGAACGAGGGACACGAAAGGGTGCTGAACATGAACATCGAAGCTGTGGACACTGTTGACGTCGAAACTGTGCCTGCGTTGCCTGAGTTGTGGCGCGCGCAAGCACTCGACGGGCGTACGTTCGAGGCGATCACGCGCAGTGCGGCTGTGTCGGCGTTGCTCGAATACACCGCGGGCGAGTTGCGGCTCACCGGGTACGTGGCCCTTCGCTGTCGCGATTGCGGGCACTGGTGCGCGGCAAGCACTGAGAAGCGCACGCGCGCTGCAATCGAGTTGCATCGCGTCAGCACTGAGTGCCGCACGTTGTGGGAGTTGCGCCAACTGTTGTGGGACGGCTACGTCCCTACCGCAGCGCAGGTGAAGTTGAACGCGGAGCAACGCGATCGCTTGCAGGCTATCGACGGTCCGGGTTCATTCCAGCGCGGAGCACCTCGACGACGAGCGCGCGTCACATCGCGCACGTGGGTGATGGCGACACACGAATTCAAGTTGACCGCTGACGGCGCAGCTGCGATCACACGCGCACTCGCGTTGGAACCCTGGCCCTCCGCGGAGGGCGTGCGACGCGCCGTCGTGATCGCAGTTCGTGAGTTCAAAGAGCCTCGCTCTATCGCGTTCGTGCGTGCGCTACAGACGAGCCTTGCAGCGCAGATTGGGGCGCCGCTCACCGAACTCGACAAGGTTGGGTTGCTTGCTGGGCTCAACCCGCACACCGCGGCGCGACCGCTGTTCAATCTCTCTACGCACGGCGGTATCGTCGCGCGCGCGAGGTACAACACTGCGCTTGCATTGGGCGAGCGCAACAGAGCTGAGTACACGCGTGTTTGTGTCGCGGAACAGTGACCGACTCTCACAACGGAGCAATGAACATGGACAACTTGTTATTCGAAACTGTGTCGTGCGGCCTACCTGACTTTCGCGACGCAATACGCCGACACTACACGCAGTCGCGCGGCGCGCCCCCCGGAAAAAAACAAGCGTGGCGAATCACGTTTGGAGGGGTCGTATTGGGGTGGGTTGGCGCAGGTGAGCCTGCGTACAAGTTGGCGCCGCGGCGCAGACTTGGATTGAATGATGCGCGCCCCGCGGAGCATACTGTGTCAAACTTCATACTTAGGTTGGAGCGCTCATGTGGCCCGCGTGCGTCGGACATTATCAAAGCGTGGTTGCCTGTGTTGAAACGCGATTGGTGTTCTCGCTATGGGTGGGAGCCGTTGCACATTGAAACACTAGTTGACCCTGAGTGCGTAGGCGACGGCGATACACATGTCGCCGGGTACTCATTCCGCCGCGCAGGGTTTCGCTCACTCGGGTTTACTACGGGACGAACAGCTCGGCGCCCAGAGGGACACACGAGGTTAGACACACCTCGTGTGTGGTCAGACTCATCCCCAAAGTTGTTGTTGTACTACGGCCCACTTCCGCGAGTGCATCTCGCCACCGCAACGGAGCAACGAACATGACTGCGAAGAAAAAAGCAGTTCGCGCGAGCGGCGCGAACATCCCCGAAGAGCAACGCAGCACGCAGCAACTCATTACGCGCGTCCCCGTCGACGTGTTGAACGAGTTCGACAAACTCGTTCTTCGCGGTGGAACGACGCGATGTGCGTTGCTTCGCGAAGTCGTTGAGAACTACGTCAAACGTCACGCGAAGTGATTCTCCCGTTTTGACAGCGGTGTGCGTTGCGTGCGTTGCTCACCCTCACAGGAGCAACCGCCTATGGACGAACAACCGCTGTCACTCACTCGCGTCGAAGACAAACTGACGGCGCATTACTGCGCGCTTCACCGCAAGCAAGTCGTGTTGCGCGCTGTCGTTGCAGCGCTGTCGGCAGTGTGGCTGACAGCGCAAGCGCTCGTCGTTCGAGCGACGACGACGAGCGCCGCCCTCGCGATCGGTTCAGCTTCGCTCGCACTGGTGTTCGGGCTGGTACTCGGCGCAAGCGCCGTCGCGCTCGCCGCCACCGGTGGCGAACTACGCGCCGCAGAGCTGACACTCGGGCTGTTCGACCGGATAGGGCGCCTATCGAGCAAAACGGGCGTGCTAGTCGGTCCGTTGCCTCGTGTTGGGGGTTCGCTCTACCTCGGGCGTTAGCGGGCACTGCAAGGGCGCCTAGCGCGATTCTGTGCACAACGGGGGCGAGACAGGCTACGCTATCGCGCATGAACGAGCGCGAATGGCGTGAACGTCTAAAAAAGTTGACACCCGCAGCGCGGCGTGCACTCGCGATGCGACTGCGACACCCAACGCTCGCTAGTTGGATCGCAGCACGGCGCCCTGCGCACTCGCCGTCACCGGCGCACCTCGCGAAGCTCGTTGAAGCGTTGACGCGCGCCGTGACCGTTGGAGGCTCGCGTATCGTCGTGTGTATGCCGCCGCGTCACGGCAAGAGTGAGACGTTGATGAGCTGCGTTGCTTGGGCTATCGAAAGATCACCGGGCAAGTTGAACGCATACACGACGTATTCGCAGTTGAAGGCAACGGCGAAGTCGCGAAAGATTCGACAGCTCGTTGAAGAGGGTGATGTTCAACTCAATTGGGAGTCATTCGCAGCTCACGATTGGCGAACGAACTTGGGCGGCGGTTTGATCGCAAGCGGCGTTGCCGGTGGTTTGACCGGCGAAGGTGTGACAGGGTTGTTGATTGTTGACGACCCGTTGAAGAACAGAAAAGACGCCGAGTCTTTGAAGAAACGCGATGACGTGTGGGACTGGTTCACCGACGTCGTTAACACGCGATTGCAACCCGGCGCTTCGTGCGTTGTCGTTCTAACGCGGTGGCATGATGACGACATTGTTGGGCGCATCAAGCGAACGATTCAATCGCGCGGAGCTGACAACGACGGTGCGGGTGAATGGGAGCTAATCGAGATGCCAGCGGTACGCAGCGGCCCGACGTTGCAGGGTGACGACTTGCAGCCTTCCGACAGCGGTTTCGCGCTGTGGCCCGAACGATACCCTATCCCGTGGTTGCGTCGCGCCAGAGCGTTCAGTGAGTACGCGTTCGCGTCGTTGTATCAGCAACAACCGAGACCGCGCGGGGGGCGAGTGTTTCGCGACCCCGCGCGGTACACGTCGCGTCCAACAACACCAACGCACGTTGTGCTCGCACTCGACGCCGCTGGTACAAAGGGCACACGTGCGAATCGCAGCGCACTCGTTGCGTTGGCGATCGACTACGTTGAGAGGGCCGGTTATGACAAACCGCTAGCGCGAGCACACGTGCTCGAAGTTGAGTCTTTGCAAGAGACACCTGACGAAGTAGCTAAGTGCGCGCTCGCGTTTCAGCGAAGACACGGAAACGCACCCATGTACATCGAACTCACTCGCGACGGTAAGTCAGTCAGAACGGCTCTATCGCGAATGGCTGACGGCGCACAGATTCAGTTTCGCTACGTCGTTCCAATCGGTGACAAGTTCACACGAGCACAGCCCGTTGCTAGTGCGTGGAACAACGGGCTTGTGCTCGTTCCGAACGCGGCGCCGTGGCTCGAAGACTTTCTCGAAGTCGTCGGAAAGTTCACGGGCATGGACGATCCCCGTGACGACGAAGTTGACGCACTTGCGCACGCGTTCAACGCAGCTATGCGCTTGCCCGTCTCTATCGCGACTGCGCGCCCCGGTGCGCTCGTTGATGCGAATGTCGAGCGTGACGCGCGAGCATCAGCGTTTCCTCGCAACGAGCTTGCCCGTGGTGGCGGGCGTTCGCGTGCCTATGGTTGAGCGCGCGCGTCGAACGCTGTAGGTTCGACACATGAGCCACGTTTCAAAGAGCAAGTCACCGGCGAATCTGCGCACGAAAGCAGCGCTCGAAGCTGCGGGCGCGTATGACGCCGTCGTCAGTGCGACGGCGTTGCATGTTCAGCACGCACAGTACCTCGTGTTGCTGGGCAAGTACACGCGAGGCGCCGTCGGCGGGCGTGCGTCGATCAAAGTTTACGACTCGGTTGACGGCGAAAACTACTACCTCCGCGCCGTCGTTGACGCAGGTAGCTACGCGTCGGGCGCGCTCGATTGCGACGCGCTCGTTCTCGCATTGCCCGAACCGCCCGACGGGACTGAGTTTGCGTTCTCGCTCACGATCGATTGCGAGGTGTCGCGCTACGTGAAGATTGTTGCCGCGGAAACCGGCGCCGCTGGTTCGCCCGGTCAACTCGAATTGACCGCGTTGACCGGGGTGAGCACGTGAGACAACGTCGCGTTGCCGGTGCGTCGTTGGCGACGTTGCGTGATCCGTTTTCACGCAACGTCGCCAACGCACGTGCGTCAGTGTTTCCGCAGAGTGCGGCGCCGTCGGGTGTGATGGTGTATCTCGTTGGCGGTGACTTTTCCGGCGACGCTGTTGGAGTTGCGACAACCGTTCACGGCTTCACCGTGACGCGCTCGAAGAGCTTGAACGCAAAGGTCACGGCATACGACGAGAGCGCAGGCACGGTCGTGTATGACCTCGCCGACAACACACTGCGCATCGCGAAGACACTCGCGGGGACGAAGGGCGCGCTTGTCGAGCCTGCGCGAACCAACCTCGTTATGACGGGCGCGCGCTTGTTCACTGGCGGATCATGGACAAGCGCTGGCACAACGAGAACGGCGGACGTCACAAGCGGCCCCGATGGCAACTCGGTTGCTGATAGGTTGACCACAACGAGCACAATCAATGGTGCTGTGTACAACCTCAACAACACAGCAACGGCTGGGCGCAACTACGCAGGTAGCGTGTGGCACAAGTCTGTCAGTGGTTCTGTTCAAACACAGTTCGGATTCGTGCGCAACGCGACGAATCAATACGCCGTGTCGAGTTTGTCGCCTACAGCATGGACTCGTTCAAAGCTGGTGACGAATACAACTGTTGGCACGTCAGTTCAGTTCGTTGTTGTCGACGCTCGCAATCGTTCTACGTCAGGCGGGCTCACGGCTGCTAACCGAGACGTCTATGTTGACTTCGGTCAGGTAGAAGAGGGCAACTTTACGACGTCGCCTGTCTTCACTGGTAGTCAAGTCGAGTCGCGCGACGCGGACAAGCTAACTGTTGCGACAAGCTCTATTCGTACGCCGCTCGGGTACGTGAAGTTCTATTGCAAGTTCGAAGCACCGGCCGCGATAGCGTCGATGCCCGAACCCGGAGCTTCATCGTCGTTGTACATGTGGGCTGCGGGACCGAACTACGCAGTTCGTATCGACACGAGCACGGGCCTTGTTTACGCGACGGGCTACTGTGTAGCGGTCGGCAACTTCCGCACGGTGAACTCAACAACAGGGGTGTCGTTTAGCGCCGGTGACACTGTTGAACTTTGGGTTGTCATCGGCAACGACAAGGCACCTGTTATCAAGTTCAGAGTCAACGGCGGCGCCGTGACAACGCCCGCACTGTCGAGCGCGGACAAGTTGACTGTGATCGATCCAACGGAGCTATTCAATCCTAACAGACCGTTCGCGAGCGCCGATGTGCTCAACTACGGCGGCGCTTACGTCTTTCCGGGTGTGTTTAGCGCAGTCGGTTTCGTGACCGACGCGAGCGCGCCCGATGGATTCTGAAAGGGAGCTGCAACAGTGACAACGAGCATCGGCAAAGCAGCTACGCGGGGCGATACGTGGCAACTGACGTTGCGGCGTTACGACAGCACCGGCGCTCAACTCAACTTGAGCGGGTACACCATCGAAGCAAGCGCGATGCTTCCAGGCGCACGCACTCGATTCACGCTCGACGTTGACCGCACCGACGACGCTACCGGTATCACGGTCATCAAAGCAACGCGTGCGCAAACTGCGCAGTGGATAGAGCAACAGATCGTTTGCGACGTCCGCTACACCTCACCTGACGGGCGCGACGAGCGAACGCCGAAGCTCGTTGTACCCGTTACAGAGGGAGTAGTTACATGACTGTTGAGATTGTGTTGGACAACTTGAACGTGACCGTCGACGAATCAACGTTCGACGTCGACGTGTTGCCTAGCACGCTCGAAGCTGTCGAGGTTGACGTTGGCGGCGTTGGCCCGCAAGGGCCGAAGGGCGACGAAGGCCCAACGGGCACGGGTTACACGCACACGCAATCAAGCGCCTCAACAACTTGGACAGTCAACCACAACTTAGGCGTCAGACCGCTTGTGTCTGTCACGGACACCGGCGGTTCTCAGGTAGAGTGTGACGTTGTGCATACGTCACTCAATCAAGTCGTTCTCTACTTCAACGCGGCGCTTGCGGGCGTCGCACGTTGTTTCTGAGAGGTCGTAATGAGCCGAAAGTTTCTCATCGATATCGATATGCTCGGCGTTGCGCGCATCGTGAACTTGCCCGACCCTTCGAGCGCGCAAGAACCGGCAACGAAAGCGTACGTCGATGCCCTTGTGCAAGGGCTCAATTGGAAAGCGAACGTGCGCGTCGCGAGCACTGCGAACGTCAACACGTCGTCGCCCGGTGCGAGCATCGACAGCGTTGCGCTGTCGAGTGGCGATCGCGTGTTGTTGAAAGATCAGAGCAGCGCGAGTCAAAACGGCGTGTACGTTTGGAATGGCGCCGCCGTCGCCATGTCGCGAGCACTCGACGCGAACACCGCGGCTGAACTCATCAACGCCGTTGTGTTCGTCAGCGAAGGCACCGTGAACTCAGACACGGCATGGAGGCAAGACACTATCAACATCACGCTCGAAACAACGTCGTTGTCATGGGTGTCGTTCGGAGCGTCTACGCCAAGCGCGACCGAGTCGACCGCGGGCACCGCGGAGATTGCAACGCAGGCTGAAACGGACACGGGCACTGACGACGCGCGCATCGTGACGCCGCTGAAACTCGCGACGTGGTCAGGGCGCAAGTTGAAGAGCTCCGCGAACGAGGGCGACGGTTCATCGACGCAATTCGCGTTGACGCACAACCTCGGCACGCGCGACGTGCTTGTGAACGTCTACCGCAACAGTTCGCCGTACGATACCGTTGAGTGCGATGTAGAACGCACCGACACAAACACCGTGACGTTGCGGTTCGCGAGTGCTCCAACGGCGGCGCAGTTTCGAGCTGTGGTGCTTGGATGAGTCGGCGGTTTCATACGCCGGTGAACTTCGTACCTGTGTCGTCGTTGCCAGTGTCACCGGCGAAGGGTGACACAGTTGTGCTCGATTCAGACGGGCACCAGTACACATACGACGGCTCGACGTGGGTTGATAACGGTAGCGCTTCTAGCGGAGTTAGTTCATACGAACTTGCGAAGCGCGTCGCGTATGCGAGGTGAGCAATGTACATCGTCGGTGCAACAGATAAACTTGAATTCGTGTGTGACGCGGGCGCGAGCACTGACGTTGTTTGCGACGTAAGCGCTACGTACGACGACGGTAGCACTGTCACGGGATACGGCAATTCAGCTACGTCGAACGGGGCAACCGGTGTGACAGCTGTTCCGTCGCCCGGTAGCGGTAAGTCGTACTTGCTTGACGCAGTCAACTTCTACAACACGGGCACAGGCGCCCGAACTCTCACAGTGCGCGTTGCCGGTGCTTCGACGCGCGTGATTCGCTCTGTCACGCTCCAACGCGGCGAAGCATTGAGCTATGCGCGCGGAACGGGTTGGAAGCGCTTTGATGCGCTCGGTAGAGAGATTATCTCCGATTCGAGTTCAACCACCGGTGCAACCGGAACAGTGCGCAGCATCGTCAAAGCTGGTACGGCGCCGGAAGCTGCGGGCAGTAGCTACGCAACTCTCAAAGACGCTGGGCTACCAGGGGCGATCACTGTAGGCACACCGGGTGTTGCGGGGCGCGCTGTTTCGTCCGAAGCGGGTTGCCTGCCATTGCCGACACCGACGGGCTCGCTCTATCTCACTCGCTTCGTGGTTAGCGCCACTGTTGCGGGTACGTATCGGCTACTCGACTTGCTTTTCATCAATAGCGGTATCGTAGTCACAACGACGACCGCGCAAACGATCAATAGCGTTGCATTCCCGGCGCGCGACGCTAACGGAACAGCCGACGGCGAAAACTGTATGATCGGTTTGTTGTTCACTGCGGCTTCAACGAATGCGGCTGCATTCGCCACCGCTACGGTGACGTATACGAACAGCGCTGGTACCGGTTCGCGCACGGCAACACTAACCGCAGTCGGCGGGTTGCAGATTCCAGCAACGCCCGTTGTCGGCACCGTCGTTTGGTTCCAGCTGCAAGCCGGTGACACTGGCGTCAAGAGTATCGAGTCAATCACACTCGCTACGTCACTCGTTACCGGTTCTGTCAGTCTCATCGTTGCGCGTGTCATCGACGTCGCGCTAACGTCGTTGGCGAACGTGCCCGGTGTCGGCGTCGGCGCTTTCACGTCCGAAAGTTCACCGGGCATCAGGGTATACAGCGGCGCGTCGCTTTTCGTAGAGATGATCGCGAGCGCGACCACAGCCGCGGCGATTCAAGCGACGTGCTCGTTTGCGGATCGCTAACAGTTGACGGCGCCCCGTCGTGTGGTCGAACACTACGGCATGAGCGACGACGAAAAGGCCGCGCATGAACGCTCGCAACCGGGCTCAATCAGCGCGGAAACGATCAAGACAATCGCAACGGTTGTCACCGTTGGCGCGGTGTTCGTCGGCGCCGCGATGGGGCTAGGGCGACTCGACGCGAACGTGACCGAGTTTCGCGCGCAGTATGGTCGCGACAGTGTAGAGATGCGCGCTGACATGCGGGCGATGACTCAACAACTCGTTGAACTGAAACAACGCGTTGCGATCATCGAGACGCAACGCGTGTCAGAAGAGCGCGAGACGCGGTCCAACACTGACGCAATCAACGCGAGGTTGACCACGCTCGAAACCTACGTGCGCACTCTCGCGAACGAGCGGCGTCGTTGACTAGGTTGCGCGTTCGCGTGTTAGTGTTTCGGCGATGAAGCGCGGTACACGAACACGTAATGCGTCAGCAAGCAACCCGGCGACGGACGCCACTGTTTCGCTGGTAGAAGAGCAGCAAGCCGTGGTCTTCGCTGAGCGCGTCAAGCGTGCTCGTGCGATCGGTAAGCCTGGGGGCGAAAGCGATGGTTCGCCGCCATGGACGGAAAAGTATCAACGCCGCGCCGGTAGTGAGCTTTCGCCGCAATACATCACAACGTGCAACCGCAACGCCGACCTTGGGCGTATGAGCGCCTACGCAGACTTGCTCGATGAGTTACACGCAGCTGACCCGCACTTGTCAGCTGTTCTGTTCAAGCGTTCGTCGCGAGTAGCTAGCGCGCGTTGGGAAGTCACGCCGACTAACACGACACGTAAGAAAGCTCTCGCGAAAGAGACTGCGCGATTCTGCACAGAACTAGTGCAAGGTATCCCGCACTTGTCGCAAGTTCTATTGCACTTGCTGGGCGCAATCTATCACGGCCGTTCGGCGGTTGAATTGATGTGGGGTGAAACAGCGGGGCTAGGTTTTGTTCCGCAAACGGTTCTACCGATTCACCCGCGCCGATTGAGTTACGCCGCGATGAATTGGGAGTTGCACTTGTACGACGAGACAGGGCAACCCAGCAAACACACGATGTACCCAGGTACGCCACTCAGCGCATACCCGGCGGGCAAGTTCGTTGTGCATCGCCCGACGTCGCGAGGTGAGTACCCGACGCGCGAGGGCATCGGGCGAATCGTACAGTGGTTCGCGCTGTTCAAGCGATGGACCATGCGCGATTGGATGGCGTTTGCGGAGCTTGCTGGGCGACCGGGGCGCATCGGTTACTTTGGAACCGGCGGTGCGAACCCGGAAGTTCGCGCTAACGCACTTCCGGCGGCGACACCTGACCACGTAAAAGACTTGCACTATGCGATGCAAGAATGGACAGGTGCAGCGTTCGCAGTGTTGCCCGACACTGTCAGAGCAGAGTTCGTGAACATCGCGGCTGGTTATCAAGACTTGCACGAGAAGTTGATTGCACTCATCAACGCGGAGATAAGCAAAGCTGTACTTGGCGGTACGCTCACAACAGACCCCGGTAAGTTGGGCGCTCGCGCGCTGGGCGACACGCAACAGGACGAACAGTTGCTAATCGCTCGATGGGACGCGCGTGTGTTGGGCGAGGCGCTAACGTACCAGCTGCTAGCACCGGCCGTTCGATACAACTACGGCCCTGATGCGCCGGTACCACAACTCATTCTTGACGTGTCGCCAGACAAAGACAGAGTGCAGTTTGCGCAGTATGTGAAGACACTCGCCGAAGCCGGTTTGAACATCCCGCAATCATGGGTGCGTGACGAATTGAACATCCCGGAAGCGAAACAAGGTGAGTCCGTGCTTGTGCCACGTGAGCCCGTCGAAGTTGACGCCGCCGGTATTCCAACGAACACGGACCCGAGCACAGTCAAAGACACGCACGACAAGGTCAAGCGTGTCGAAACGAAACCAGTCGAGCCGTTCGGTAAGACAGAGAAGAAAGACAAAGAGAGCGAGCAATGACAGTGAGAACGCGATGCGAGGCGCTGTGTATCGACGGCGCTACGATTGAGCAGCCAAACACCGCTGACACCACTGCAACGATGGCAGCTGCGCACATCGCGAACGCCCCGCGTTCGTGGATTCAGGTAGCGCGCGTTGGAGTGTATCGCGGTCACTCAGCAGGACCGTTCGAGTTCAATTCGAACGTGTTCAACCGCATCATCGACAACTTTCGACGCACAAAGAATCAAGCCGTTCCGGTTGACTTCGAACATGCTACCGAAGCTCCGCCGGGTGATGGTTCAATTGCACAGTCAGGCGCACCCGCAACGGGTTGGATTGTCGACCTCGACAACCGAGGTGACCGCGGGCTGTGGGCGCTCGTTGAATGGCTCGAACCGGGCTTGTCACTCGTGCGCGCGAAACGCTATCGTTTTTTCTCGCCAACGGTCGCGTTCAACGCAATCGACGGCGCCACTGGCGAACGAGTGGGGCCTATGCTTCTCTCGGGCGCGTTGACAAACAGACCGTTTCTTGACGGTATGGCAGAAGTCACGGCGAGCGCGAACAACACGCGCGGCGCATCAACAACGGAGACACACGCGATGGAACAGCTCGAAAAACTCATCACCGCACTTCGCGTCGCGACGGGGCGCAACGACCTCACTGCGGACAACGCGCCGAGTGTCGTTGCGGAGATGCGCGACACTGCGCGCAACGCAACCGCACAGCTCGTCGAACTTCGCGAGACGACGCAACGACAGCTTGCGACGAGCGCCGTTGCGGAGCTCGTTGACCTCAAGTTGATCGACGACAACGACGGTGCGCGCGAAGCCGCGGTGAAGCTCCACATGCAGGATGCCAACATGTTCGGCGCGCTGTTCACGAAGCGACGCGATGACGCGAAGGCTGCGTTGATGAAGCGCAACGCAGCCGCACCGACGACGGACGCGAAGATCACCGACGCGCAACGCGCCGCACTCAGCAGCAACGCTGCGGGCGCGGACCCGAAACCCGCGGGCAACGACGCGAACATCCCCGCCGTCGCGCCCCGTTCTGAACGCGTGACGATGAAGGCGCGCGAGTTCGCGGAGAAAGACCCGGCGCGCTACGGGCGGCGCGGTGACCCCGCTGTGCCGAATTCGGACGCGTACAAAGCCGCTGACAAAGCGGTCCCCGCCAACTGAACGCGCTCGCGCGGCACACGAATTCAACCCAACGTAGACACACGGATTCAAGTTCAACTCGCGCGCACTGCGCGCGTAGCTCGGAGAGATGAGACATGACGACCAGCTTGCGCAGAGTCGACTACGATGACACCCTTCCCATGCTCGCGGGTGAGGATATCACCCAATACTCGCCGGTGTACCTGTCCGGTGAGAACACGGTGAAGATCGCGATGAGCCCCGCGCATCACCCGGTGATCGGTGTTGCGTTGCACGCGAAGAGCGCAGGGCAACACATCGACGTCGCGCGGTTCGAGAGCATCGTTTCGATGACCGCTGACGGCGCGATCGCCGCAGGTTCATTGGTGCGCGCATCGACGACGTCAGGGCGCATCACCGGCGTTTCGGGCAACACCGGTGCGCCCGGTGCGCTCGTTGGAATCGCGATGGAATCCGCGGCGGGCTCGGGCTCGGTCATCGGCGTTCTCATCGCACCGCAGGAGCTTCTCGGCGCGCTCGGACCGTTTCGGGTCATGGTCGCTGACGGCGCGATCACCGCGGGTCGCATCGTCAAGGTCGGCAGTGCGAACAACAAGGTCGCGCAGTGCGCGGGCGCGTCGCCAACGAGCAACATCGTTGGTGTTGCGCTGAACACCGCCGTCGACGGTGCGAACGTCGTCGTCGCGCTGAGTGGTTCTGTCGCACCTGTCACGAGTGGCGCCGCGTTCTCGCGCGGCGCGTACCTCACGACCGACGCGAGCGGCAAAGCGATTGCCGCGGCGCCCGCTGCGGGTACGAACTGCGCCATCGTGGGAATCGCGTACAGCGCCGCAACCGCAGCTGACGAAACGCAGAACGTGCTCGTCAGCATGGGAGCGATTCAGGGCTGATAGCCCGCAACGACGTCGCGCGGTGACGCACTCACCGCTCACATCAATTCAAGTTGAAGGGACACATAAGAGATGAGCCGAAACGCAATGACGCTCGCGGCTGCGCAAGTCGAACTCGCGCACAGGGGCGAGTTCGACCCTGGTGTTGCGCACGCGATGAACATGGGCATTGGCCCGTCAGACGTTCACATCGAGCAAGCCCTGAGTGGCTTCGCCGTCGGGTTCTCGAATGACGACATGATCGCTGACGACGTGTTGCCTGTCTTGCCGGTCAAGAAAGAGTCCGACAAGTACTGGGTGCACGACAAGTACCGCGCGTTCAACATCGCGCGTACGAACATCGCATCGCAGCGCGGTCGCCCCGGTGAAGCGAACACGTCGTTGTCGAAGTCGCAATACGCGACCGAGGACTACGGCTTGATGGGTTTCGTTTCGCAGAGCACCATCAACAACGCGGACTCGCCGCTCGACCCGCAGATGATCGAAGTAGAGACGATCATGTCGTTTCTCTACCTCGCTCGCGAGGTGCGCGTTTCTGACATCGTGTTCGACGCCGCGAACTACGCTTCGAACCACGCGACGCTCGCCGGTGCCGATCAGTGGGACAACGCGAGCAGCGACCCGGTCAAGAAAGTGCAGATGGCGCTCGACACGTGTCTCGTTCGCCCGAACGTCGCCGTGATCGGACTCGACACGTTTCGCGCGCTGCAAAGCAACACGCGTTTGCGCGCGTACATCGAGTCGCGCGCCGCAACGAAGTTCGGTGCAACGGACATGCGCCCGACGGAAGCGATGCTCGCCGACCTGTTCGAAGTCGAACGCGTGATCGTTCCGCACGCGAGGTTCAACGAAGCGAACGAAGGTGACTCGGTTTCGCTTTCGCGCGTGTGGAACCCGAAGAGCGCCGCGTTCATTCGCGTCGAGAAGTCTCCCAGCCCGCAGAAAACGGGCACGTTCGGCTACACGTTCCGGCTGTCGGACCCGGCCACCCCCGCGTTCGCAGTGCAAACGTGGTTCGACCGCGCGCCCGGTCGTTCCGGCGGTGTTTGGGTGAAGGTCACCCACGCCGACGCAGAGAAGGTCATCGCGGGAGGCGACGGCGGTTACCTGTTCGAATCGTGCATCGCGTGATCGATCGCCGGTGAGTGAGCGCGAGCGGCACTCTCGCGGGTTCGACTCCCGCGCACCGGCCCAACGCGCCGCGCGAGCGCGTGCGGCGCCCAGCAAAGGCAACGCACGTGACAAAGCAGCGCACACCACGAAGGCGCGTAAAGGCGCCAACAGTGCCCGTAACGGCGTCGGTAGCACCTGCGCCCGTCCAACACGTCGCGAGCCCCGCAAGACCCCGCGTAGCGATCGCGCGGGGCGACTTGTTCTACCCCGGCAGTGGGGCGTTTGCTTACGCGTTAGGCGAACGCATGGACGCGCGTGACTTGGGCTTGTTCCAACACGGCGCCGACTACGTTTACACGGACGGTGTGAAGTGAACCCGAGTGACGTTACGATCACAGCCGCGGACCTGCGCAAGCGCGTTGACGCTGCTACGTGGGTACAGTTGTTCGACAGAGACGGTGACAGCGTTGTCAACGAAGTCGACGGCGACGACTACGCAGCTCTATCGAGCGCAATCGAAGTTGCGCAGAGCACCGTAGCAGCTGAACTCGTGAGCGCGTATCCTGACGGGTTCACGAACAACGGCGGTACGCTCGACGCGGTAGTGAAGAGCTGCGCAGTTGCAATCGCTCTTTTCGAAGCCGTCCGATACTCACCACTCGACGGACCCTTTCGGCGCGGGTATGACGACGCGCTTGCGCAGCTCAAACGTTACCGCGAAGGGCTGCAAGCTCGTCTTACGCAAGCGAACGGCGGTACAGGTCCGACGTTCAATGACGTTCGACTAGGCGGCGTCATTGACGACAACGGCGACAAAGTTCGCAAGTTTGGCGTGACCACTGACGGGAGTGATGGGAGCGACTATTGATCGCGCTACGCGTTTCAATCGACGTTGGATCTATCAGGCGCGCACTCAATGTCGGCGTCGCTCGTTCTGTCGATGGCGACATGCGAGACGCGCTGACGCGCGCCGCTCGTCGTGTCGCGGAGGATGCGAAAGAGAACCACGTCTTTCGCAACAGAACTGGCAAGCTCGAAAAGTCTATCAAAGGCAAGAGAGCAACTGGTTCATTCACACGTGGCACACTCACCGCCGAAGTTATCGCGGACACTGAGTATGCCATCTACGTTGAAAACAGAGTCACCTATCGATCATGGGCGTACTTGCGACCTGCACTGCGCAGAATGCAAGGTGAGATTGCAGCCATTATGAACGACGGTATTACGCGCGCTGTGCGGAGGTTGAACGCGTGAACGACTTCATTGGTGATACGGCGAGGGCGATCGTAGACGCAGTGTTGAAGTTGCGCGGCGACACTGTGTCGCTGTCGAAACCGTTCAGGCGCGTAGCCCATTGGCAAGGTGAACTAGACTCAATCGATGTTCTCTCGAAGGCGATCGTTCCGACAACGCCAACGGCGCTAGTCGCGTTCAAAGGTACAGACGTAAAGTCTAACCCTGACGAACAAAGCGTTGACGCCGCCGGGTTCGTCGAAGCTGTGGCCGTGTCATCGTTCATTGTGTTCGTCGCAACGAGCGATACACGCGCGCCCGGTGATGCTGTCAAAGCTGTTACGCCCGCGAGTGTCGGTGCGTACGCGTGCGCCAGTGCAGTTGCAAACGCGCTGAACAACCTGCGCATCGCGAACACGTATCAAGACCAGCCGTTGCGCGTTGTCGGTGTAGAGCCGTACCTAGTTCAACCGGGTGTGGTGTACGTGCTCGCCGTGACGGTCACGGCGGCGCACGTGCTCGACGACGCCGCGTTGACTGAACCGTTCGACGGTGATGCAACTGAGTTCACAGACACGGACACGATCATCAAGCGCGTCGGGCTGTACGACGACGGCACAGACGTCATTACGCCGGATGTGCGCGTCGAACTCGACGTAATGAAAGAGTGAGAAAAACGATGGCGAAAAAGATCACAGTGAAGCCGGTGAACGGCGCCCTTGTCCCGTTCATCCGTGACGACGGTTCGATTGCTCCGGGGCGCATGGTCGGCATTGACTCGCACACCGGCGAGTCAATGCCCGACGGCGAGCAAGTCACGGATCACCCGCAGATTCGCAAAGCGATCGTTCGCGGGCATCTCGAACTCATCGAAGAGTGAGCGGCGCCGCTCGCGCGCAAGCACACGTTTTCAACACAACGCGGAGAGATGAAACATGACGATCGTGATTGACGGTCTTTCGACGTCGCGAAAGACGCCGGGAATCAACTTGAACATCGTGCTTGGAGGTCCTGGCACGTCAAGCGGTGGCGCCAGTGAGCGACTGTTGCTCATGGGGCAGAAGATCGAAAGCGACCTGACCGCAACTGTCGGCGCGCAAACGTACACCTACTCAGCGGGCGCCGCGGCGCTCGACACGCCGGAGCTGTGCACGAGCAAGTCAGACGCGCTCGCGAAGTACGGCCCCGGTGAGTTGTACGCAATGGCGGTCGCTGCGATCGATCGCAACCCCGATGTGCAACTCTACTGCGTTGCAGTCGGCAAGGCCGCAGGCTCGACGCAAGCAACGACAACGCTTGCCCTCACTGGCACCGCGCCAACGGCTGACTTGATTGTGCGCGTGCGCATCGACGGGCGCGCAATCGAGGTGAACATCCCAGCAAGCACGGCGCTCGCGACCGCGGCGCAGATGATCGCGCAGGCAATCAACGACGTCACGGAGCTTCCGGTGTACGCCACGGTTGCAGTGGCTACGATCACGCTGACGTCGAAGTGCTACGGCGAGCGCTTCACCCGCATCACTACGCGCGTCGACGTCGTCAACGGAAGCACCACGTACAAGCTCCGCACGGGCTCGCTCACTGCAACCGTGGCGACGGCGGTGTTCACACTTGGCGCCGCCACGCTCGCGAGCGCCGGTGCGGGCACAGAGACAACGACGCTCGCGAGCGCACTCGCGGCGCTGTTGCCGGAGCGGTGGCACCGTATCGCGGTGCCGTACGACACCGCGGCGCCGCTGACTACGATCATGGCGCAGGTAACGACGAAGTTCGGCCCCACAATTCAATTGTGGGAGCAAGTCATCGCAGCGTGCGTGACCGACTTGTCTACCGCGACCGTCGGCGCGCTCGCGCTGACGAGCGGACAGAACAACTCGCTACTGCAACTCGCGTGGCACTACAACGCGGAGCGGTTGCCCGGTGTCATCGCAGCGCAACTCGCGTGCGCGCGCTTGTGTGGTGACGGCACGCGAAGCGGTGAAGCTGACGCGCCGCAAGTCAATCTCGACGGGCTGAACTTGAACCGCATTCCGGTTCAAGAATCGCAGTCGGACTACCCCACTCCGACCGAGGTTGAAACCGCGCTGAACTACGGTGTCACACCGCTCGTTCCGTCGTTCGACGTGCCCGGTTTCGTGATGGTGGCGCGGTCGATCACGACGAAGCACCGCAACAGCTCCGGCGGGCTGTTTTACGGCGTGCTTGACACGACCGAGGTGACTGTGCCCGTGAAGGTCGCAACGGAGCTGTCGAGCGCAATCGCGGTGAACTTCCGCGGAAAGAACCTCGACAACGATGGGCCGAATTCGAGCACGGCGCCGAACGTGATTACGCCCGCGGGCGTGCGCGGCTTCATCTACGCAGAACTCAAGACGTACGAAGGCCTAGGCTACGTCGTTGAGGTAGACGATCACCTCGACGAACTCAAGGTTGAGCGCGCGACCACTCCGCGCTCACGTCTGAACATGGAGGTGCCCGTTTACGTGCCCGCGGGTGCGCACCAGTTCGGCGCGAACATTCGACAGCTGGGCGGGTTCTGAACTGCGCTTTGATTAGCGCACACACTTTCAACAGGAGCTATCAACATGCGCAGATTCGCAAAGCCGGGGCGGGTGTACCTTCGCGGCGTACTCGTCGCGATGGCGAGTGACGTTGGGTTCGACGGTGAGAGCGGCGATCAAGAGGTGATGACGAACGCCGAAGGTTTCGCCGGGTTCTCTGACGGTGTCGACAAGGTGTCGCTGTCGTTCGAGAACGCGATCCCCGCTGACGGGTTCGAACAGGATTGGATGACGTTGACCACGGGACACGTCGACGTGCGTTGCTCCGTTCAGATCGCGACGGTTCGCTACGAAGTCGAGGGACGCTTCACTCGAACGAACATCAAGACCACGGTCAACTCGCCCAGCGGCGCGAACGTGAGTTTCACGGGCAAGCTCGTTGGACCGCCGTTGACCGTGCCTGCTACTTGAGCGTGGCGTGATTGCGTGGTTCTGTCTGTACGATGGACCCGAGACCACGCAAGGCAAAGCCCGCAGAGAACACCACGCAACAAGCCGTCGAACGCGCGGACAAGTTCGCCGCTGACGCAATCGACGACGGTGTGTCACCGCTCGCGCGGCTGTTCGGTTCGCGCAAGCGACCGCACCGTTTCGTGACCTTCCCAGGGTACGACGAAGCGGACCCGAACGCGCGCGTCGCCGTCGTCGCGTTGAGCGTGCACGAACTTCTCGAAGCGCGGCTAGCTGCGTTCGACTTCATTACGAAGGTGAAGAAACTCGAAGATTGGTTGCTTGCAACAGAAGAGGGGCAAGCGATTCTCAACAACGAGATTCAAACACAAGTTCTCTTTCGCGGTATGCGCCGCGCCGACAACATCGAAGTGACGTATGCCGCCACGGCGAACGAAGTTCGTTTGTACTTCGAGCCGTCAACGGCGACGTTCTTTTTCAACGCGTGGCTGTCGTTTCAAGAGGAGCGTTCACCGGTCAAGGCACTCGACGACGCGGGTGTTGAGGAGGTTGTTTCGGCCCTGGGAAAAGGGCAACTCCCGCATGTCGCATTGAGCTATTACGATTCGTCTTCGCTGAGAAACATCATTGTCTCACTGGCAGACCGGCTAGCGAAGCTGATGAGGCAACCCTCATCGGATACATGATCGCTCACCGCTTAGTTCGCGGTGGTATGTTTGAACTCGACGACTTGCTACGCGGAGATTAACAGTGGCGAACGCGAACGCAGCACGTATCAGACTCGACGCCGACGGTGCCGACATTCGGCGCGCGTTTGACGGTGTTGTTCGCGACGCCGTTCGTGCAAACAACACACTTGTTCAAGCGACGCGAAGAGCTGTAGCGCAACAGAAAACTAGCTTGCGCGAACTTGCAAGAGAGTACGCGACGCTTGCGCTCAACGTTCGCCGACTCGCGCAAGCTAATGAGTCTGTGACGGCTGCGTCGCAGAAGCGCATCACCAATGTTGCGCGGTCTGAACAACGCGCGCGCGACCGAGACGCTGACAACGCAGCTGTTCGAGATGCGCGGCGTACGGCTCAGATTGAAGAGATTAAGGCGCGAAGCGAAGCGAACATCACGCGCATCAAAGCGCAAGAACAACGCCGCCGAATGCAGGACGAACAGCGCGCCAGCAACGGCGGCGGCGGTTCGAGAGACGGGCGCGGCCCGTACGGCAACGGACGTTATAGAACGAGACGTGCTGACGTCTCGTTCAACGCTATTGGCGCCGTTCGTGAGTACGCGCGCGACATGCACGGGCAAGTGCAGGGCGCTCGCGAGGCGAGAGCTAACACAGAGACGAGTCTGAACGACGCGTTTGTGCAGGCTGTGTCGTCGGGCGTCGACATTGGTGAAGCGCGCTCGTTGCGTGACTACGTGTTGAGGTTCGCTCGACAACACGGTATGCGCGAAGAGGATATCGCGCCTGCAATCAATGAAGCGCAAACGCGCTTCTCTGTCATCTCTGACGCCGGTGAAGGTGAAACAGGTGATGCGAGACGGCGTGCGCGTTACACCGCAGTCGGTAACCTACTCGAAGCAACGCGATTGGGTAGACTCACCGGCAACAGTCCCGTTGAAACAGCGCGTTTTTTCGGCGCTATGCAACAACGCGGGATGAGTTCGGGCGTAGCACTTGCCGCGACACGGCAAGCTATCGCAGCTGGTTTTTCCGGCGCCGTATCGATGGGCGAAGTCAGCCAACAAGCGCTGAGTTCGTTGTCACAAACTGTCGCGTCGTCACAGGCTGGTGTCTCAGACCCGGCTGAACGCGAGCGCATCGCGCGTTCTGAGGTAGCGAGGTTCTTCGCGAACTTGCAGATTCAAGCCGCTGTAGGAGCGCGCGCGGGCACAAGCGGTAACAGACTCGCAGGGCTTGAACGGTTCTTCGACAGCGATGCACGCGTAGGTTTGATGCACGCCCGACTAACGGAGCACTTCACGAACACACGTGACCGCGGCGGACTCGCAACGATGAACTCGTTGTTTCAGCAAGACCAGCGCACCGGGCGATGGTCTTTGCGCGATGAGGCGAAAGACCCTACGCAGTTTGCGTCAACGATCGCAGCTGCGTTCGGCGGGGATGTAAACGCGTTCGCGAACGTCATGGGCGCGCGTGGTAACTGGTCGAAGAACGCCGGTGGTCGCAATCAAGTAATGAACGCACCGCTTGTTCAAGCCCTGTCTAACGTAATGGCCGTTGGACCTGACGTGTTGCAGCGTCGCAACGCTATTATGAACTCAGAGCTTGACCCTCAACAACTTCGAACGATTGAGGGTATCCGCGCGCAAGAGGACACAACCACTCTCGTTCGCGCGCAACAGGAAAACAGAGACGCACTGCGCGACAACTCGAATGCGATTGTCGTGTTGAGCGACAAGTTTGCAACGTGGCAATCGAGCAACCCATTCACCGCGTCAGCATTCACCGCGTTGGGCGGCGCGTTCGGCGGCGGTTTCTTGGCGCGCATCGGTGTGTTTCAGTGGGGGATGGGCGGCATGGGCGGCGGTGCCGCTGGGGGCGCCCCTGGTGCCGTTAGCGGTGTTCTTTCCGGCAGTGGTGCCGCGGCGGGCGCCGCGCGGGGCGCATTCGGGTTGAGTGGAATGGGGCTCGCCGGTGGAATCGGGCTAGCTGCGGTGATGACCGGCGCCGCACTGTATCAAGTTAACGACGAGCACAACGCGCGCACCGGTACTACTCTAACTCAACGGCTCACGGATGAAGAGGGTGCGTACGCCGCGAGTATGCGTCACCAACGTTCGCTAGACACGATGCGACAAACCGGAAACTTCGGAATGTCACCGCGCTCTATTGCAGCTCGTGATAGAAACGTTGCGTCTATTCTAGGCGCCGATAACGGCGGCGCACTGACGCTAAATCTGTCAGAACAGTCTATCAATCAACTTGCGCAAGCGTGGCGCGATCAGGGTGTCAACGTCAACATTGACCCGCACGCAGCCGCACACATCAACAGTACCAACAACGGGCAAGACACGAGGTGAACCGTGGCTGACGTTCTGAAACGATTGATGCGCGCCTCGTTCGAAGGCATTGAGTTCCCGGTTTCGACTCAGTCCGTTACCGACTCAAACACAATCGTGAAGCGCGCAGGGCTCGCGCAAGACGGGCGCGATATCGACGACGCCGGGCACGACGGCGAAGAGGGTTCGTTTAGTGTGCCGTTCTACAACAACCTTCGCGGCTGGGAAGGCGTCGAGTTGTTTCCGCGAAGGTTCAACGAGCTGCGCAACAAGTTCAAGTCGAAGCGCGTAGGTGGTCAATTGATTCACCCTGTAGAGGGTGTAATGAAGGTTGGGATTGGCGAGTGGGGCTACGAAGTAGACTCACTGAAACGCAACGGCGTTACGTTGACGTTCCGGTGGTCTAAGATCGGTAGCGATTCGACAAGCGCGCTACTACTGTTTCGCAACGACGCGCGCAACACGCCCGACGCTGTAGCACGCCGTGCGAGCGTTGCTGACGCTACAGCTGCGGGCGAGACTGGCGCACGCGTAGCGCCTACTGGCTACGTCGCAACGAGCGATACAGTTTCGAGTGAGTTGTCGTATCTCGAACAGCAACAACGTACGCGCGGCGAAGTGCAGGCTAGCATTACTGCGATGCTCAGTGTCATCGACGGAAACTCAACGTTGTTGAACAACTCGGTATACGCAGTCGAGTACGCCGAGTTGTTCAGAGCGTTGTCGTCGCTACGAAACTCAGTGCTCGATGTGCGAACGCACTATCTTACGGTGAGTGCGTCCTCGGTTTACGTCACGCCAAGGGACATGTCAGTTTGGGAAGTCGCTGCGGACCCGAGGGTGTACAATGACGCTGGTCAGACGCACAGAATCGTTGAAGCGAACAACTTGAGTAACGCCGCTCGTATCCCAGCTGGAACACGGCTAGAGATTGCACCGATGGTGTGACGATGACCGAATCATTCAAACTTCGCATCATCGAAACCGGGCGCGTGATTGAGTCGTTCAGCCGATACGACATTGACTTGTCGATGCACACCATCGGCACCGCGTTTACGTTCTCTGTGTGGTCTAGCGATATCGATGAAAGCGCGTGGCGCGCGCTAGTTCTCGATACGAAACTAGGTCACCGTATTGCGTTCGAGATTAACGAACAGGTCGTGTACACGGGTTGGATCGAGACAATTGACGTGCCCGTGAACCGTAAAGACGGCGCGCTACTTGTGATGAGTGGGCGTGACCTAGCTGCGCTTGCGGTTGATTGGGATGTACACCCAGCTACGGACGTGCGCAACAAACCTCTTAGCGAGGCGCTAACAACGTTGTTCGCTCAAGTTGGAGTGAGCGTTGTAACTGCGTCAGGTGCCGATGCTGCGCCGGTGTTGGAGGGCCGCGTAGCTCGCCGCCGAACCAACGGAAACGGCACCACTCGGCGCAACAACGTAGTACGCACGAACACGCGCCCCGAAAAAGGCGAGACGATCATGCACTTTGCGCAGCGCATGATTGACAAGCTAGGGTTCATGGTGTGGCTCGCCCCGGAAAGCACCGGGCAAAACGTCGTTCTCGTTGTGGATAAACCGGCGTACGACAGTGACCCTGTCTTCACGTTTGAGCGCAGGTTCACGGACTCAACGCGACGCGTTGTAACAGCTACCAGCAACATTCTTGAATCTCACTACAGCGCACAGATTCGCAACATTCCAACCCAGGTTAGCGCGTACGGGCGCGCACCGCGTGGCGATCAGTTGCCATCACGCACGCGTTCTCGCTTGAACGCAAGAGAGTTCTTGCTGTGGAGCGAGACGGAATACGGTGGTATGCACCTCTCGTTGAACTCGACGGCGAACACACCAGCTGCGGTTGCGCGTGAGTACAGACAACGCGCCGCGAGAGACGCGGCTAGGCTGCAACAAAGCGGTGTTGCGACTACGTCAGCTGCGCCGTGGCATCGCCCAACGGCAACACGGCAAGTATTCACTAACGATGACTTGTCCCGGTTTCCGTGTGTTGCGCAGCCGCTACCCCCGCACCCGAGACACTTGCACGACAAGCGCGCAATCAACCCGAGGACAGGTGAGCAAGCGGCGCGCGCTGTAATCGCGCGCTCGATGAAAGACTTCCGTCGTTACGAAGTCACGGTGAGGGGTCACTCGCAACAAGTGAACGGCGTTACTGTCAACTATGCACTAAACACAATGGCCCGTGTGTACGACGGTCGCGCGTATATCGATGAACACATGCTGATTACTGACGTGAAGTACAGTGGGTCGCGACAAGGTCATCAAGAAACGCGAATCACACTCGGTACGCGCGGAGCTATCTACCTCGAACCGGAGCAAAGCTAGTGCGACCAGCTAAACGAGCGTCAGCACGCGACATTGGTGAGCGCGAACCCGCCGGTGGTAGTGGTATCGTCGACTTCGTTCGAGTGCGTGCGGTAACACTCGCGACTAAGGTTAGATCACTACTGGTTTCGTTCGTGGCGTACGACTCTAACGATGCGCCCGACGATGGCGAGCAAGTTGCGCAAGCTGAGTTTACACAGCAACTTGGGTTCGCAGCTAGGCCACAGGCGCAAGACTCGAACACGAGCAAAGTAGAAGCCGTCGTTATGCGTGATGGCGACGACGCTATCGTGTTGCTCGTTATCGACAAGTCGCTACCCGTGCTGACAGAGTCGGACCTAGCAAGCGGCGAAACGATGATGCACGGTTCGGCGCCGTCGAACATCAACGCGCGTGTTCGCATTACTAAGAACGGTGATGTGACGATTGACACCAACAGTTCGCGCGCCGTGATTGTTAACGGTGGCAACAAACCGGTTGCGCACGAAGGGTCGTCAACAACGGGGCACACGCACACGATCACGGGCACAGCTGGCCCGTACGCATTGAGCGCAACGGCATCGAACGCCACCGACTCAATTGCAGTAGGTCAGGGTTCGAACGATGTGAAAGTGAGGGACACGTGACGATCACAATAGGGCAGTGCGCTACGGAACCTGTCACGGGAGCTGCGGGCGAAGTGTTCGCCGCGATGCAAGCGGAAGGTCACGCCGCGCTTGGGATGCACCCTGACGCACTGTCGTCAACGCCCAACGCAATACGCTCGATGCTCGCGGCTCAGATTAAGTGCTACTGTCAGGGAATACTGACACACCTAATCAACAACGGCGTCGTCACTACCAACGTTAGTGGCGGCGGTTTGCAACGATACGTCAACAACGTCGGTGCTACCGTTGACTGCGTCGCACCGGCAACAACTCAGCAACTCGGCGGTACAATCACATGACAGCGTCAGTAGTCAAGCCGTCACCGTTGGAATACTACGCGTTCGAAACACGCGTTGACAACGACGGTCAACCCGTGCTTGCCGGTGCTGAACACGCCGGTGACTGTCCCTCAACGGTTGCGGCGCTGAACTTGCTCGCGACGCCGAAAGGATCACTCCCGTACGCGCGCGAAGTTGGGCTAGACTTCGCACGCTTCACCACGATCTACCCCGGCAGAGAAGCTGACGTAGAGGATGCTGTGCGCGACGCGTTGCAACCGTTGCTAGCGCTAAGAGCAATCGAGCGCGTGAACGTCAGCGCGCGCGTGTACTCGCGCGGTTCTGTTGGCGCTGTGGTCGACTTCTACGATACGCAGCTGCGTGACAGAGTGCGTATCGATTGGAGGTCCTAAGTGGCACGATCTTTTGATGAGATTCGAGCGCAATTGCTCGAAGACATGCGCGCCGAGTACCGAGCGAAGAACCTCGACTTGTCGACCGTTCCGGGCTCGCGCGCGTGGTTTCTCGCGAGCGCGATTGCGTTGAACTTGCTCCCGCTCGAAGCGCGAGCGAGTGCAGTTGGGCGCGACATTCTCCCGGTAGGAGCGTCAAAAGACGCGATCAATCGCCACGGCGAAACAGACGGGCTTGCGCGCGAGCCTGCGACGTATGCGCGATTGACGATCACGGGCACAGGTACACCGTCGACAACGGCGACGTTCACCGGGCGCACGCTCCGTTCAGCGTCAGGACTGTCGTACACGCCCGACGCGAGCACAGCTTCCGTCAACGGCTCGGGTGTGTTCACGCTCGCGATCACCGCGGCGCGCGCTGGCACTGACAGCAACTTGCCCGTCGACGCCGTGTTGATGTTCGACGCATTGCCTACGAACGTCACTGCGTTGCAAGCCACAGTCACCAGCGTTGACGTTGTCGCTGACGATGAAGAACTCGACGCCGACTATGCGCAGCGCATCGCGGACAACCGCGCTGAACGTCCCGGTGTCGGCAACCGCGCTGAGTGGCGAGAATGGGTGCGCGGCGTCAGTGGTGTCAAAGACGCGTTCGTTTTCCCGCTGTACCACCCCACGTACGGCGTTGATACACTCGGCGCCGTGACCGTTGTTTGCGTCGGACCTGCGCAGGGCGACAGTACGACAAACACAAGGTTGTTGAGTGGCCCTACGATCGACACAATCAACGATTACCTTGACGGCGTCGTTGATGAAACAGGTGCGCCGCTAACGAACGGCGTCGCGCTTCGACCGGCTTCGATGAGCTCTGACAACGTTGTGATTATGACGCCAACAACGAGCGACGTTGACGTTGATATTCGCGTCACTGAATCGAGCGCGTATGCGTTTCCGTTCACGAGCGCATTCCCGCGCGTGTCAGCGTCAACCGATAAGATCACCGTCGCGGGCGATCAAACGGCGCTCGTTGGTTCAGCCGTGCTTCTCTACGTCGGTACTTCGTACGCGCGCGGAGGTTACGAAGCGCGCACGATTGCGAGCGCTGCTATCGTAGGCCCAAACACCGAACTGACTTACGATTCGCCTACGTCGAACACGGCCCTGAACGACTTCGACGGCAACGCGCTGTACCCTCGCCCGCCCAATTGGGAAGCGATGCGCGATGCTGTTTTCGCGCTGTTCGATGCGCTCGGACCCGGCGACACAACACCAGCTACCCGCTGGCCTAGCGAAGAGATTCAGTCTAGGGCGACGCTGTACCCTGGGTTGCTATCAGCCGTGCTCGTTCGCAACGTAGACACGAGCGGCAACACCAGCGGTGTTGCCGGTGTTCTATCCGTTGAAGTGGTGGCGCCTGCGTCAGCACAAACACCCGTTGCGCTCGAAGTGTTGACGTTGGGTGTGTTGAGGTTGCGCCCATGAGCACACGCACTCGCTACGTTCAAGCTCCAACCGGTGACGACGCAGTTGCGTATTACGCAAGGTTGCTTGCCATCGCATGTGGCCCAGCTATCCCGGCGCCCGACGGATCAATCAACGCGGCTGACTTGCGCGCGATAGGCGCTGCGCTAGCTGACGTCGAGAGCACGCTTGACACCGCAATCAACAACGCGTTTCCGCTCACTGTAACGACGATGCTCGAACAGTGGGAGCGTGCCTTTCGGCTTCCGCAACGAACGCACCTGACGACGTCGGAACGACAACAACGCTTGCACGCGCGCGTGTTGGCGGCGCGCGTGCGCGGTACGTCGCAGGGTATCAAACTCGCAATCGAGGCGCTTGTTGGCGCGTGCGAGTTGTACGAAACAAGTGTCGCGACTGCGCAGAGTGCAGGTGACCCTCGAAAGGTGTACTTGATTGCAGTAGTGCTCCCGTCGTTGGAGCTATACAACAAGTTCGTGTCTGACGTGCGCGAACTCATCGCGATTGCTAAACCGGCGCACGTTAAAGTCAACGTAGCGCTTACGCGCGGGTTCAAGTGCGACGACACGAACTCGCGCGTTGACAGAGACGTACTCGCATCCTGAAAGTGGTGGTGGCACAGTGGATAGAATCACGAGTTTCGTACCCAACGACGAAGTTACGTCGGCGTTCTTGAACGAGTTCCAAGACAGGGTTTACTCACTTGTTCGTCCCGCTGGTTCGGCGGAGATTACCGGGCTCACTCGTATCAGCCGCGCAGTGCTCAATCAATTCGCGGCTGCGGGGTCTGAGGTACCTACCGGCGGGTACAAAGCAATCGATCAAACCGGAAACGGCTTCGACTGGCGCAACGCCTATGTCGAGGGCGTGATTGCCACCATCGGCGGCGTGAACGACCGCATTGGTGGCAGTGCTGAGCCGTTCGTCAACACGTACTTGCGTGATGCGAAGCGGTTCACGGGCTATCTCGGTTCAGGGTCGTCTACTTCGTTTAACCGCTCGTTGAACGACTATTACATCGAAGCCGATTGGGACGGGGCATCGAACAACTTCAACGTGTACGCGAATCCGTCTGACGGCGAATTGCGCGTTTGGAACATCACCGGCGGCGATAGAGGGTGTATCGTTTTCGTTCACTGCATGGGCAAGAAACCGTAGAGGTCAACAATGGACGTGTCACAACTGTTTCAAGCGATCGCAGCGTTTGCGATCGCTCACCCGAGGCTCACATTCGCGTTCGTCGCGACGTACCTGTTCGCGCAAGTGTGGCAGGCTCGCTCGAAAGAATGGAGGGCAACAGTCGTGCGCAAGTACCCGCGCGCGACGTTGTTGTTCGACCTGTTCAACGCGTTGTTCACGAACGTCGCAACCGTCGTCAGGTTGCTCTACTGGCGCGGGCTACGTGGCATCGCAGCGCGACCAGAAACGGGCTCGCTCACCGTTGAGCAAACCGAGGGCACACCCTCGCCGGAGCACATCGAGTTGTCGCCCGGTGCTGAACCCGCTCGCTACACTGACGGCGGCGACGGTTCAACGAGCGGATTCGCGCAGCTGCGTATGCTCGTGTCGATCGCGTTGTTGACGCTTGCTGCGGTGTACTTCGCAGCGTGCCCGACCATGCCGAAAGTCGACCACTGCACACCGCTCGCCGTGCGGTGCAACATCAACGGTGTCCCGCAGCACTGCGACACTGACGGGCGATGGACGCCCGTTGACGATCAGTGCGCGCCGTACGGTAACGAGTGCGTCGTTACCCGTGCTTACTCATCGCGACCGATCGCGGTGTGTCTCTCACCAACCAACGCGCGAGAAGCGCGCGAACACGACGAAGGGATTGACGCCGATGCAGGCAATTGACGCTACGATCGCCGATGCAATCGAGCGCGCTGTGATGCGCAACGTACACGGTGTGTTGCTCGACAAGTCGGACATTCCCGGTATGCAAGTCGTCGATGGCGTGTTCGACGTCATCGCAAGCGCCGGTGTCAACGTTCCGAACGCTGAACAACTGCGCCGAAGTTCGCACGCAATCGGCCCGATGTACTTGCGTGCGACGTCAATGTCGCCACTCGATCGCGTGGGTATCGTCACGCACGAAGGAACACACATCGATCAGTTCTTTCACGGCGAGTTTCGGCAAGACTTGCCGCACGAACACAAAGACCTCGGCGGGTTCGCGGAGTTCGGTTGGCTGTACGCAGTGAACCCGCTCGCGCGCATTCGCTTTGAACTCCGCGCGGAGCGTGCGCGCTGGGAAGTGTTGCGCGCGCTACGTCAACCCGTGCCCGCTGTCGCAGATACGATGCAACTGTTGTTCAGCTACTACGCGTTGCCGAACGACACGCAGTTGCGCACCTTCGCGGAAGGTGTCGCGCTGTCGAACTACGTCGCGTCGCAGCAAGCGGCGCCACAATCCCCGGTTGCAATCGTGGTCATCAACGAGCTGTCGAAGCTGGGTGCACTGTGAACGACTACTTGCAGCGCACCGGCAACGGGATTGCGTACACGATGCGCAAGGGGCTCGCTCTCTACGTTTGGAGTGAGCAAGGGTTGCTTGCCGCGGTGAACAAAGCGCGCGACGAAGTCGACACGATTCAACCTGACGTCGTCGTGTTGCACGACTCGCCGAGTGCTCTTCTCAGAGACCTCGAAACGGCCGTTGCGCGTGTGCGCGCGTGGCACCCGTGGTGCCGTGTGCATGTCGGCGCCGGAATGGACGGCACCGTTGCGCAGTGGCGCCGGGGCGAGGTGAGCGCAGAACGAGTGATCGCACCGCTCGAAGCTGTCGCGAAACTTTGCGAACGACTTCGTGTCGAGTGTGTCGTTTGGAACGGCGAATCGCAGTGGAAAGACACTGGTACCGACGCTGTTTCAATGGCGCAGATTGAAGAGCTTGCGCGCGCGTTGGGCGAGCGCACGAGCCGCGCGGCGCCTTCGTGTGTGCATTGGCTGAGTTCGTTCGACCAGCCAACGTTGCACGCTGCACTGCGCGGGTTCATGCGCGGTTTTACGCCGTTCATGTCCGCGTACACGGGTCAAGCATACGTCGCCGTTGCCGGTGGCGCCCCTCGCGGTGCGCTTGACCGACGGCTCAACGCCGCGGCGCGCTCGCAAGAACTCGCCGAACGCGCGGGGATGCTCCCCGACGACCTCGAAGGCGCCGCAGAGACGCCGCGCGACTGCGACCGCATCGCATCAATCCAAGTCTACGCAACGCCACTTGCTGACGTTGTTGCAGCTGCGGTGCGATACCCAATGCTCGCGCTGTGGGCGGCGCCGCTCGTCGCGGAACATGGGCGCATGGACCCGGCGGGACTCACCGCAATCGCGTTCGCGCAGGTCGTGCGCCGGTCCGGTTGCACATCCGTCGCCGAATGGCAACAGGCGCGAGGGCTGAAACCCGATGGGATCGTAGGCCCTCGCACGCTCATTGCCGCGGGTCTGCGCCCGCTTGCCCCGTAGTCGAGCGCCAAGGGGGCAAGCGGGCGCGCTTGGCAGCTAGAACGAGCGAGACACCTACCCTTCGCCCTCGCCCGTTCCACGGGCCGTTACGCTCGACGGCTCGTCGTCGCCGTTACGCTCGTTGAAGTGTTGTAGGTAGTCCGCAAACGCTTGACGCTCGCTCGCGTTCATGCTCGCAACCACGCGAGCGATTGCCTTTGACTCGATCTGTCGTGCGCGCTCGCGCGTTACGTTGTGCGCCGCGCCGACTTGTTCGAGCGTGGCACCGCCCAAGTCACACACATGCAACGCGCACGTTTCAACCCAATCGCTCGGGTCGTCACTCCCGTAAACGAGAACGACGTTACTGGTGCGGGCTGACACTTCTATTGCAAGGTGATACTTGCAACGCACGTGCGGGCAAGGGTTCTGCGCAGTGCCTAGCGCTAGCTCTGTGCAGTCGCCGCGCGTGCGAACGAACGCCGACAACGGCGGTAGTGCGGCTGTGTTCAGCTCTCGCGAAAGAGCTGAGAACGCGTCCGTGACCTTCCGTGTTTGCTCAACCTTCGCTGACGGTTTGCGCTGCGGCTTTTTCGCGCGCCGTACGTGTCCGAACACTTGAGCCACAACGTCAGCACCGTCGCCGTTCTTCATCGGTTGAGCCTTCGGTGTACCTCATCGAGTAGCGCATCGTCGCTGACGGATTCGAGCGACGATGCGCCAACGCTACCACCGACTGCTGACGACTGCGCTTCGTTGTTTACGTAGCGCGCGAACATCGGCGCGAACACGTCGAGTCGCATCACAACTAACACGGGCTTGTGATTGCGCTTGTACACAACACACGGCGCTTTGTTGTCACCGCGCGCGGTCGCGTCACGTTCCGCTTGTTCTAGCGCCGAGTACAGTGAACCGGCTTCGCGTGCCTTGCACTCAACGTGAATGAACGGCACCTCAACGTCAGCCACTTCTGCGCCGCCGCCGCGGGCTTGCCCTATGCCACGTTTCGCTTCGATCCCCGCAGCCGTGAACGAAGCTGCAACAGAACGCTCGAACGTAGCACCCTTCACGCGTGACGACTTACCGCCCATGTTCATTCTCGCGTTTGTGCAGCTGAACCACGTTATCGACTGCGGAACCGTCAACGGGCTGTGACTTCGCTTCTCGTTGCATCGCAACAAACGCACGTAGTTTTTGCACCACGTTCTCTACGTCCATATCGTACTTGCTCACGAGTGTCGCGAGCGCGAGTGTCAACGCGCTCACCTGCCCGATGCGCAATTCAAAGTCGAGTCGTTCACGGGTCTCGTTGTGAGCGCGTACAGTTTTCACTAGGCCACTGTGCACCACGCGGCGCACCAATGAACTAGCGGCGCTAAGAACGCTGTCAATGTTTACCACGGTTCAAACCTCCATTGTGTGAGTGAAGAACGAGCGCGTCAGGCAAGCCCGACAAAAACTCTTCGCTATGAGTCACAACGACGACACAGCGCCGTTGTGACTCGAGCTCAATCCAAGCTGACGCAGCCTTTCGCGCGTCGCTGTCGAGCGCGTCGAAAACTTCGTCGAGAAACAGTGTACTCGTGTCGCTGCGAACTGTTGACCATGACGACAATTCGCCCAACGCGATAGCAATTGCAACGTCGATGCGGCGACGTTCGCCACCGGAACAATCCGAATAGACACCACCGCCGATACCAACGACGCGCAGCTCTATCGACGCGCGCTGCTTAGCCCCGTCGCCCGTCACGGGGCGCAGCTCGATTGTGTACGCGGCGCCGAGTTCACTTAGCATCTCGTTAGTGCGTTGTTGCAAAAACAATAGCGCGTCTCGCAACAACAGTGATCGCGCACCCTTCGGACCGAGAACGGTACACGCAACGTCGCGCCGCAACAACTCTCGTTCGAGTTCGGCTAGTTGCACCTCAAGTGGCGCGATCAAACTAGCGGACGGGATAACGGGCGCCGCTATGAATTGCGTCGCCCGTTCTATGCTTGACTCTAGTTGCGCAGCTGACGCTTGCGCCGCGCGAACGCTGACGCGGTACCGCTCGGTAGTTGACGAAGCTCTGTCGAGTTCTTCGCGCGCCTTAGCGTGTTCGGCCGCGCGCTGTGAGAACAGCTCCTCACAACGTGCAAGTTCGTTCGCCGCCATAGCCGCGTCAGCTTCGATGCGTTGCCCACACACATAACACTTACCGGCGCAGGTAAGTTCATGCTCTCTAAGAGCAACTGTTCTAGCGGCATTAGCAGCACTCAGCGCGTCGAGTGTTGCGTTAACTTTTGACTGTAATTCGCGCTGCACGGCGAGCGCCGCGGCGCCTTCGCGCTTGAGCACTAACACTCGCTCAAGTGCCAAGTTCAACTCAGCCGTTGCGTTCGAGATGATCGTCTCGTGTTCTTGCGCGCTAACAGTGCGTTCGTGCTCTATCGCACGGCGAACACCGCTGAGTTCGTACGCCACTGCGTCACGTCGCTTCATCGCCGATAGATACAACTCGCGCGCCTTCGTATACGCCGCGTCAACACTGTCAACGGCGAGCGCCGACTCTATCAGTTCTTTGCGTTGAACGTCGGTCGCAGTGGCGAATCGTTGCGCGTCGCTACTGCAAAAGACGTTAGAGCGTGACCACGTGTCGAACGGCTGTAACAGCTGTTCTGCGAACGTATCAAACTGCGTCACTGTATCGAACGCATGAGTGATACTATCGACTGTGATTGTTGCCGACGCGCGGCGCTTGGATCTAACGCGCTCGACGATGGTACCGTCGTTCAACTCTAGCGACACAGTCGCTTCGTCGTTCGGCGGTACAGTTCGTTGTGCGCCACGGTACACGCGCCCGTAAGCGCACCACGAAACGGCGTCGATAATCGTCGACTTACCCGAGCCATTGCGCCCCGTGATCGCTACTACGCCCGTGCTCGGCAGTTCGACTGTTACATCCCGGTACACGCCGAACTGCACTAGTGTCAGCGTGCGCACAGCGATAGGGCGTTTCACGGCGACGGCTCCATTGCGTCTCGAACGGCCGCTCTCACATCGTCACGCGACACGCCGTCAGGTAGCGGCATTGCGTCGATGAACTTTCGAACTGCGCCAGCTAGTGTATCGATGCTCGCTCGCACAGAAACAACTGGTGCGTTGGTGGCGCGCACTGCGCGCTTTACTGGTACGTCACGCTCTTGCGCTCGCGCGAACGCTTCATCGGTACGCGCCGCAATGTTCGCACGCTTTCCGTAGCTATCTGCGATCAGGTCGACTTCGTTCGCTGTATCAGCGTTGAAGAACCGCGGCCCACTAACAATAGTGCGCTTAAACACAGCTCGAAACTGTGCCGTATCACGCCCCGTGTCAGCGTACTTGATAACAGAGCCGTACGCAGTATCGCCGCCGACGTTGTTGAAGCCGGTAGGCACTAGTGCGCCCACTCGGGCGAACTCAATACCGCAAAGAACACTCACGCTATGAGTGTGCCAATCGCCACAAAGAACGCCGCGCAGTGACTTGAACCGCACGCCGAGCAATGACGCAATGTCAGCCACTTTAACGCCGCTGCTATCGCCGTAGGCGACTGACTCGTTAGGCATGATGAGCCCCACGTGCGCGGCGATCATTGCCAGTGCGTCAGCTTCGCCGCGCGGCTTCATATCAATGTGCGCGCGCTCTACTTCGGTGCGCCACACTGAGTGCATCGTGGCGTCGGGCGCCGGTCGAACGAATGGGACGGCGAGCAACGACGCGCCGCAAGTGAACATGCACAGCGTCGTTGCGTCGATCACGGTCGCTAGCCCGCATTCTGCGAACACTTCGAGCGCGCTACGTTGTTGCGGCCCGTCATGGTTGCCCCGCAACAACACTACGTCGACGCGCATCTCGTTACGTAGCTCGAACAACGTTCGAGCTACGTGTTTCAGTTCAGCTGGTGACGGCGTAGCGCTGTCAAACAAGTCGCCCAACACGAACACAGCTTGTACGTTGTGAGAAGCCGCGACACGCAGAGCTGCGCAAGCTCCATGCAATCGAGCGTTCGAGCCGTCGGCGTCGTACGCCAGTGTGAACCCGCCGAACGACGCCCCGTTAGACACGTGCACGTCAGCTACAAACGCGACGTCACGCAGTGGATAGTTTAGCGAAACACGTTCGATGCTCATTCGTCGCCCTCCGCGTCAGGTGCATCGCCGTCGGGCGAAACAATCGCTTCGTGGTGTTCTTTCGCTTCGAGGTCAGCGAGTTTGTCGGCGCGCTCGTCGCGTTGTTTCGACTTCACCGCCGATTGCCTTGCAAACCCCGGAAACTGTCGCCCAAGCGCGTCGATCGCTTGTTGCAGCGCCTTCGCACCCTTCGCGCCTTTCTCGACTAGGCCCAGGTCTTTCGCGAGGTTCAGTGTTGTCCACTCGTCAGAGAAACCACCGTCGAAGTCGAACCGGAGTGAGCACTTGCGCCGAGGTGAGAACCGGGTTTTATCCGTAGCAGCTGTGATGAGCCGCCCCACAACTTGATCGCCCGACTTCACCGCAGTCGACGCCCAGAATTGCACGCGCAACGACGCAGTAGACTTGATCGCTTGCCCTCCCGGCGTCGTCGTTGGGTTGCCGAACTTCACGCCAATCTTTGTGCGCGGCTGGTTGATGATCAGAAGTGAGCTGTTCGCAAGCGCCAGCTTCGGAACGAGCACGCGCAGTGCTCGCGAGATAACACCCGCGCGCACGTCCCTGACTTTGTCAGGTGATGCACCGTTCGCAATCTCTTCGCGCGTCGGTGTGCCTGCGAACGAGTCCCAAACGATGAGTGCGCCCGGTTCTTCACCGGCGAGCGCATCAAGTGTGAACTCAATTCGCCCTAGCAACTTTTCCATCGACTCATCATCGGTGTCTTTGAGGTACTGACCGAGCGCCGCGAAGTCGACGCCGAATCGTTGCGTCGTCTCTACTTCGTTACGGGAGTGCTCGGAGTCGGCGAGGAAAGTGTAACCGCCGTTGCGCTGAGTGTTCGCGATGATCGTGTCAGCGAACGATGACTTGAACGACCCTTCGCCGCCGTACAGCTCGACGATTGATCGCGTGCCAGCTGGCACACCTCCGCACGCGAACAAGTAGTGATCGACAGCATCAATGCCGGTCGGAAACACCAGCTGTTTTTTGTTCTGTTCGCACCCAATGACCGATGCTTTTTCGAGCTTCGCGAGCAACTTAGCGATCTTTGCGTTTGTGTTCTTCACGTTGACACCTCCAAACAGAACAGGCGCCGCAAGTACGACTTGCGGCGCCTGTTTCACTCATCGACTGTTGCGGTTGTTGTCGCGGGCGTGTTCACTTGAAGTCGACGTCATCGTCGTCGATCACTGCGTCAGCGATATCCTGCGCTCGCCCAGCCGCTACGGGCTGCGTTGCGCGAGCGCGGTTCGCACTCTGTTGTGGGCGCGCGGCACCAGCTGCGATTGCGCCTCGCGGCTGCGTCACGTTCGCGGCGATCGGAGGGGGGCGGTTGTTCGTGCTCGCGCGAGGCGCCGACAGCTGCAACTCTGACAACCGACGAACAATCTCTGTCGGGTCGTCGGGCGCGCACTCGGCGTTCAGATCGTGTTGTTGCTGCAACCATGCCGGGTCGCCGAGTTCGCGCGTGCCCTCCATGTCGTACGACACGTCATAGCGAGTGTCGCGCCCGGTGCCTTTCTTCGTGATGATGAGGTCAACGCCCGAACTTCTCGGGTCGTACACGCGCGGCGCCTTTCGCGCGCGCTCTTGAAGAATCTCATGCAGCATCGGACCGCAGCGCAACAGACGTGGCCCAGCAAGCTCGTTCGCGCGGTCAATCACGTTGTAGACAACTTCGAGCTTCGGTGTCGGGTCCTCGTTGAACTGCACACCGTTCGCCGTCGCTGACTTGATGTAGTCGCACGCCGCGCACGCTTGTTGGTGCGTCAGTCGCGAGCACAGCGCACGAACTGTTTTCGTGCCGTCTTTGACGTAGTGCACGAAGCGCAGCGCGAACGTGTTCTTGCCGCTTGGACCGTAGCCCTTCATGCCCTTCGCAAGCGGAATGAGCCGAATGAAGTTGTCGCCAGCTGACAGCGACATGTACTTGTCGTCGGCTGAACGAGCTTGCTTCGCCTCTTCGATGGCAGTCGCGGCGTCGTCAGCTGTGACAACTTCGAAGTCGTACCCGTCGTCGTTGTTCTGTGCTTGTTGTTGCTTGCTCATGTGCTCTATCTCTCTTGCTTGATTACGTGTGCGTTGTCTTGCTTGATTACGTGTGCGTTGTCTTGCTTGATTACGTGTGCGTTGTCTTGCTTGATTACGTGTGCGTCACCTCGACTGTTCTTCGCGCGAGCGTACAGGGTCGCCGTCCTCGGGTCGAACCCGCGCGCCCAACATCATCAGCATGTCGCGCTTAGCGCGAAGTGCTTCGCACACTCCGCGCGCGCGGCCCTCTTCGAGTTCGGCGCGCGCATAGTCGCTGATTGACTTTTGCACAGTGGGATCGATGGCGACGTGATCGTCAAGCATCGCCTCGGTCACCCGTGTCGACTTGTCCAACTGCAAGCGCTGTCGGACGGCGAGCGAGATACGCGCTCGCGTCGCGTCACGTTCGGCCTTCGCCATGATCGTTCGAGCACTCGCGCTCGCGAGCGCGTCGTGAGCGACCGCCAACGCCGACGGGATATCTGACATCTCGCGCGTCAGGTTCGACACATCAATGTCGACGTTCACGGTGCGAGTTCGCGCCGCTGACGGCTTCGTACCTCGCTCTGTTTGAGCACCGTCATTGTTGAACCCGTCGAGTGGTTCGAACTCGTATGCACTGTCATTCGCCATGTTCATTGCTCCGGTTCGCGGTGGCGTCCGTTGAGTCGACGAATGAACAGACTTGCGACGTTACCAGCGTCGTGTCGTGTTCATTCGTAGTAGCAGAGGCACGATTCGAACGTGCGACCTTCGAGTTATGAGCCCGACGAGCTAACCAGCTGCTCTACTCTGGCAAAACGGGCAACGTAGCGCGAGGGTGGGGCGCGCTACGTTGCCCGTTTTGCCAGAGTCGCCAGACTATTGCTGACGACCCTGACGCGAAGCTCAGATCTCTTCGAGATCCTTCGCAAACGCCGGAGCTGGTTCCTTGAGGTGGGACCAGTGGACGTAACAGCATCCGGGAGGAGGTTTCGGATAGCCGATCCCCGGCACGATGCGTCCGGCGCCGCACTTCTCACCGGGCTTTCCCATCCTCTTCTTGGCTTCGTCCGTGAGCCGGACTCGCCTACCGATCACCTCGATATCATCGTTGAACTTCACAGCTTCTCATCCTCCAAGAGACCCGCTAAGAGTCTCTGGTGCCCGTTGGCGGATTCGAACCGCCGTGCGGCACCTGCGTAGAAGAAAACAGGTAGAATACGCAGGTGCCGCACGCCGTACGCGGGCAAGTGCTGCGAACGAGAGAGGGTGCGACTCCCGTTCGCAGCGCAGAGACGTCACAGGCACGTCGCTGTTCGCAACCACTCTCTTACGCGGTTCTCAGACGGTAGCAAGAACTTTGCGCAGTTCGTCTGTCGTTTTGACCTTCGTGAGAGAGCCCCAATTCGTGCCGACTTCGCAATCAGTGACGAGCGGCACGCCGTTTAGCTCGCCCTCCATTGCGCGCTTCATCGCTTCGTCGACAAGCTCTGCGCACCACAGTTCAGTCTCAACAATCACTTGATCGTGAACTGTTCCGACGATGTGCGCCGCCAGCCCGTTTCGCGTGAACTCGCATTCGAGTTGCCATAGCGACGCAGTGACAATGTCAGCCGCGGTGCCCTGAATTGGTGTGTTGACGGCTTGTCGTTCAGCTTCCGCCGCCATGTACTCGTTACCCGAACCCGCGCCGGTGAGATAGCGTGTTCGTGCTCCGAGCCCGTTGAACTGCGTTGTAACCGCTCCGATGGAACGGCTCAACGCGTGTTGCTTGCTCACCCACTTTGCGAGTGCGTTAAACTTGCCCAGGACTGCGCGCCGAATATCAGCGGCTTCTCTACTAGACACGCCTAACTCTCTCGCCATGTTCGCGTCAGACTTGCCGAACAGAATTGCGAAGTTCACAACCTTCGCTTTTTTTCTGAACGACTTGTCAGCACCGACACCCCATACCACATCACTAGTGCCCTGGTGAAAGTCGACACCGCTCTTAAACAAAGAGCGCATGACGTCGTCATTCGACAAAGCAGCCGCTACGCGCAACTCAAGTTGCGATTCATCGCGAGCGATGAACACCCTACGCTGGTCACCAGTAAGTGTATCGCGTTCAGCGTCGGTCATCGACGCGAACACGTCTCGCGAAAGTCTACCCCAGGGTGTTTGTCCCTCGACGTCACCGCTAGGCGATGGTTGGTTCTGCATGTTCGGATCTGACGCACTAGTGCGCCCCGTGCGAGCGTACGCGACGTTGTAGTTCGCGTGAACCCTACAATCATCGCGAATGTGTTTGCAGAGACCTGACGCGTATGTTCCGTCGAGTTTCGCGAACCCGCGGTGTTTTAGAATCACCTCGCACACGTCGTGTTGTTTCGACAACGCCGTTAGTGCATCCTCGTCTGTTGAACGAGGTGCACACCGAACGTTGCCCGGTAGCTGCAACTTGAGTTCGTCGTACAAGTACGCCGCTACTTGTTGCGGTGACCCCCAATTGATACCAGTTTTGAACGTGTCTAGCTGCGCTTGAATAACGGCGAGTTCAGCCTTAACCGTCGTCGTGAATCTGTCGAGCGCTGATAGGCTGACAGCAATGCCCCTTGCTTCAACGCGTGCTAGCGCGCGTACGGCCGGTGTATCAATGCTGTCAGCCACGCGCGCCAGTGCTTCGTTAGCGTTGATGCGCTCGCGAAGTACGTCGTAAACGAGCGCTGTCGCAAACGTGTCGCGCGCGTTGTACCGAGACAACACGTGTCTGTCTACCAGCGGGTAAGCCCACTGGTCAGTTTCGTCGTCGCGCTTGATTCCATCGATCGCGTTACGCATGAACTCGCGCGTTACTCGCGAGTTTGGCGGCGGTGTGTCGTCGTTCTTTTTGACGGCTGATTGCAGGTACTTTCTCGCGACAACGAGCGCAGATTGCATCTCTGTTTTGTGACCTGGGATGCCTGCGAGCGGTGCTACGTCTTGCAGCTTCGCGCTTGCGTCGGCGTTCAGCTCTCGCGCGAACACCATCGTATCAGCTCCAGTCGGCCGACCGTGCCCACCGCACCAGCCTGCGATCGCGGTCGTGTCGTACTTAACGTTGTGCCCTACCTTCGGCACCGCGCACGTCAGCAACCGACGCAGCGCAGCTCGAATGTGTGCGTTGCTCCGCAGGTCCTCACCTTCAAAAACGAAAGTGTGATACCGCGAGCGTACGTCGTCGGAGCGCACCGCGATTGTGCAAGCGACGTTTGATACGTAGAACCCGCGATTGAACGGGCGCCCCCCTGTCTCGGTATCAAACGCGATAAACTCGGCGCGCTTTAACACAGTTAGTGCTAGCGCCGCGTCTACTACGTCTGAAACAACTGTGTACGAAGCGCACTCGATAGCGTCAGCGCGCAACACGTCGTCGTTGCTAAGCCCCCAGCAACGGATTCGCCATGACTCTATTACGTCTCTGAATCTCTTCGCAGAGAATGTGGACGTCAACACACTTGCTGCGTTTGGAAACAGCAACACGGGGACTAGCTTGTCACCGTGGCGAATGAATCCATAACCGCCGTCAGGTGCGTTAGCTGACACACTGGCGCCCAGCAAAGACTCAATCGAGTCTTTGCCGATTGCAACAATTACGTCAGGCGAGAATGAGTCTACGTCAGCTCTGACGTTAGGTCGACACGCACTGACCGTGTCTATCTTCGCATCGTCTTTCGTCAGTGGCCGTAGTGTTGCGGCACCGGGCCGAAACGGCGCGCACTGAACAGCGTAGGTGCACAACACCTTTCCGCCCCACGCTACAGCGAACCATCTAACCAGCTTGTCAAGTAGAGTCGAGGTCCATCCTGTAGCGTTGTCGTGTTCGTCCGCTGTCGGTTGCGGAGCAACGAGAAGCAATCGACGTTGTGTGCTAGCTGTCGCAGGCATCACTGCGCGCGGTGTTATGCACGGCGGCATTGATCTGTTACCAGCTGACAACGGGCATCGATTGCAGCGCTGTGTTTTGTCGGCGCGTGCGTGTTCGGTCAAGGCACCTTCCCACGCACGCGCACCGAACAACGGCAACTGTGCCATCATTCCACCGGCGAAACGTAGCCCGACTCGCCCCACACTTCGCGCTCGCGAAGTGCCTCGATTACCTCGGGCACGCACGTTGCGATGCGTTTCTGCAACTGCGCTTTGATCGCCTCGGGTGTGAGCTTGCCCGCTTTCCGTTGCGTCTCAACTGCTCCGTAGACTGACGGGCACGCGGGACCGAGAGACAACAGTTCGTCAACGAGAACAGTTGCGTTGTCTGTGTTGAAGAACTGCACACCCAGCAACACCGCGTCAGCAACGGTAGCAGCGCTCACGAACTCATCGAGCACGACTTCCGGCAACGGCGACGCTTCGAGTTGCTTCGAGTGAATGGCGAACCAGTGCGTTGCGAACAGTTCTTCGGCGCGGTGCACGACTTCACCATCGTGCATCAACCCGAGCAGTGGAACGGCGTTCCGCAACTCCAACATCGCGCGCGAAAACGCGCTTGCGTTTTTCGTGGCAATGTCCGGCGTGTTCGCAACACACCACGCGGCTACCGCGTCGAACGAAGTAGCTTCGCGAATCTCTCGCGGAACCTCGCGATCAAGGTACGTGGTGACGTACGGTTGCACCTCGGTCGCTGGCATCAGCTCTTTGCGTTCTTCGAGTGACATTGTCACAGGTCGAACCGCGAACGAGAACGCGCGTTGTTGAACTGGCGGTTTCGGTTCGACCGGGGCGGGTTGCTCCGGTTGTCGTTTGGCACGCGTTCGCGGCGCGGGTTTCGGTTCGACCGGGGCGGGTTGCTGTGCCTGTTCGTACAACGGGCCGATATCGACGCGCGCAGGCGCGGGCGCGGCGCTAGGCGGGCTGTCGACTCCCGCGGGCTCGACTTCGATAGTAACGCTCGTCGCCGGGACAACGACGCGTTTCGTTGGCGACGACGGCTGCGGTTGCCCTTCGGACAACTCGCTTGCGAGCGACGCAAGCGCGCTGAACGCGTCAGCGCGGGATTCGTAGACAATCTCAATCGTGAGCGCGTAGCGAGCCCAGGGCGTAGCGTCGTCGTTGTATCTGTTGACGCTCGCCGTGATCGTCTCACTTCGCGACGTAGTCGTGTCTGTTTCACTCACTGTTGAACCTCTTTCGATGTGCAGTTCAGAACTGTTTCTCTTGCGCAATCCACTCTGTCACGAACAGATTCGAGTCGTCGTCACCGTTGTGCAACGGCGATTCAGGGTCGATGTGCGTTCGCGGCAACCACTCTTGCCGCTGCAACTTGGGCAACCACACTTGCACCGCAGCTGCGGTGCCTTTGATGAACTGCGCGTGCCCTACGCAGGCGTCAAAGGTCTGTTGTCGCGCTGGCTTTTCGTTTGCGCGCGCGAATCTCTTCGAGTTGTTGCTTTCGTTTCTCACGGTACGCTTTATCCCTTCGAACTTTCCTCGCGGCCGAATCCTCTGAAACAAACTCGTCTACTGTTTTCTTCACCTCACGCAACAGAACAGCTGCGAAAGCAGAGATTACTTTGTCGAGCCGTGTAGCTGAGTGCTCGCGAACGACGACTTGCAATCGTTGCTCACACCACACACGCAGCCTCGCGGCGATCACCCTTCGCGCTTCGTACTCAAGTGCTTCACGCACGTGCGGCGGTACCTGTTTCACCTCCGCCTCAGTTACGCCACCGGTCCACTTCGGACCCTCATTCACAGTTGCACCTCACTTTCTTCTATGGCCTTACGCGCTTCGTCGTCGAGCCACGTTCGCTCTACTTCGTCAGGGTCTTGCCCTGGTTCGAGTTGAACTGCGCCAGCTGTTACGCCGTGCAATCGTAGTTGCATAGCTAGCGACACAGACTCGCACCATGCGTCGCCGTCGAATACGACAACAACGGGGCGGTGCGTATCTGCGATCATGCTGAGTTGCTTAGAGCTGACGTCGCCCAACGTAGCTACTGCGTCGGGCCACAGTGCTATTGCGTCGAACACACCTTCTACAACGTACAACGGCGCGTCAGTCTGCGCCGATAGAGCTTGCTCGTTGTACAGCACTAGTCGCCTGTCCATGCTCGAATCAAGCATGTACTTAATCCGCGCCCTACCGCTGTAGTCGCGGGCGACAAACCCGACATTGCGTGACTGTGAGTCAATCACAGGTACTACAACGCGACGAGCGTACTTGCCGCTCAGACAGGCGCCGATACCGAGTGCGGGCCATAGTGACGGGTCAACTCGTCTAACTCGTTCGACGTAGTCTCGCGGTGCGTGATACTCGACGTCATGCCAGCCGCGGCCCGAATACAGCTGCGCGAACTCATCCGGTAACGCCACGTCGCGCGCAATAGCGTCGCCGTCAGCTTTAACGTCATCGTACCTATCAACTGACAGCCCGTTCTCAGATAGAAAGTCGCGCTTAACGCGACCGCGTAGCCCGCACTTGAAACAACGAAAGAACCCGTTGTTTGTGCGCAGGCTTAGTGAACCTCTTCTGTCAGGTTTCCCGGTTCGCTCTAAGCAATCGGGGCACCGAACACGAACGGTGACGTGTCCGCTTCTACGCGCGATCGCATCGGCGAACAAAGATAGTACGTCAGACATTGCGACCGCCCAGCACCAACGAAGCTGCGTCAAACCCGCCAATACGCGAGCGTGCGAAGTCTACCGGAAGCGGCCCGATCCATTCACCAGCGCTACCTAGTCGGTACTTGCTTTTGTGAATCTCCACTGACGTTTGCGTAGGATCGACGTTCATAGACAACGCCATGTCAACAACGCGCAGTTTGTTGATGGAATCAGCGACGTTGTCGCCGGTCACACGCTTTGTCTTCTGTTCTTTGTTGTGTCGTTGAGCCTGTGACGCGGTCCACAGCCAACGTTTCAGCCGAGTGTCACCGGCCCAATTCGCTAGAGCCTGACACACTCTGCGCATGTCGTCGTACGCGCGCCCGGTAGGCTTTTCAGCCTCCATTTCATCGAGATAGTCTAGCACGACACATCGCACGGCTTGACCTAGTCGTTGCTCGCGTCTGTCGATCACCTCGAACAGTTGAGACGGCTTCGCACCTCGCGGGAGCTGTTCAACTGAGAACGGAGGCGAACCGCCTAGCTTCTCTGAGATAGCCGCTAGCCGTTGCTGCGCTACGTGTTCAAGCGAACCATCAACGATTGACTTCGTCGGTACGCCGGTAACGCAGGCGAGCCAACGCGAGTATTGCAACGCCGGTGGCAGCTCCAACGTAACGACGGTTGCAAGAATGTTGTTCAACCACGCAGCCGCGCTTTGTTGGATAAGATATATCGACTTACCGCCGCCGTAGCCTGCGATAGTCATGGCGAAGGCGCCCAACCACAACCCACCGTCAGTGGCGTCGTCAATCTCAACTGAACCAGTAGTAAGCCGCTCGTTGTTGCGCAGCTCCCGCACGACCTGAAAGGCGCTACTGAGTTCAACTGAACTCGTTGTTGCCACAGCTCCGATTCTGTCCCGCGCGTCGATCAGCTTACGGACAGAATCGGGACTACCGGTAGCGATAACGCGCGCGGCTTCGAGCGCGATCTTATGATCATGTCGAGTTCGCAGTTTCGGCGCGAGAACATCAATCGCACTCTTCGAGCTAAACCCGCTCGGCACGGTCCAACTTGTAAGAGTCGACGCGAGTTGCGATAGTTCTTGACGCTTGATTCTCCCTTCGTTGTTCGTTGCGATGTACTGAACGAGCGTGACAGCACTTCTGCACTCGATACCGTCGGCGTGCATAGCGTGGATTGCTTCCAACGCTTTTACCGCCGCCGAGTCTGTTAGCGACTCAGGTTCTACCCACTGCCCGATAGCGGTGTACAGCTCCGGGTCACGCGCTAACAGCGCGATAAACGCTCGCTCAAACTCTGCGACCAGCCCTAGCGTTTTTACTTGTGCCACTGCGCACCCTTGTTCGTGGCGGTTGATTGAGTCGTTGGAAGCGAGGACCACACCCACTCGTTTTTCGCTACGCGCGCATTGAATTCAGCTAACTCAGCTGAATAAAGCTCCCGCGAAAGTTGAATCAAGTGTAGCCACGTACCGCGAGACAGATACTTAGACACAATAGCCGCGTGCTCCGTCTCAGGTGCGCGGGCCATGTGTAACAGTGCGAGTTGCCTCGTTGCGATGAGTTTTGCGTGAGCCTCGTTCATAGGCTGAACTCTGTTGTTATACCGCGTCGAGCCGTACGTTACCGCAGCTGTGACGTGTTGTAGCGAGCGTTCGCTGAACGCCACTTGCGGTGGAACGATTGGCGAACCGGCGCCCTGACCGTCTCGTTTATCCTGCAACAGAACTTCACGCTGTCTGTGCAGATAGCACACGAACACGCCAACAGAACACGAGTTGTTTTTCAACACCGTAGCTCCGTTCAGCACGCAAGTTCGCAGTTTGTCTAGCTGTGCGTTCAGCCTGTACATGCTGCACTTGTATTGGTGCGGGCGAATGGCGCGCACTGTCTGCAAGTACGTCGAGCAAACGGTTTTGAACGTGCTTTCGTCGTCGCAATCTTTGAGCAACGGCGGTGACGGCAACACTCGACGCCCGACTAGTTCGCTCGTTGGAATTGGCGGTAGTGCGTGTGTTGGGTTCCACGCAAGCTCTATCTCACTATCCATACCGCACCTCGCGTTATTGCAGTGTGGGGGGTGTGGGGGGCGCAGCCCCCCACAAACAAAGCGGGGGTCAGGGGGCGCAGCCCCCGCGCGCGATCACGACGAAAGCGAGCGAAGCGAGCGAGTCGTGATCGCCTGCGCGAAGCGCACGTTTCGTCGCACGAAAACCAGCGTTCGCGCAACTCGACTCGATTGTTGTTGACCGGACGAAAGAGAGGGGGGTATACGTGCGGAGCACGTGGGGGGTGAGATTGGGGGGTCAGGGGGTTTCCCCCTGCAACACAGCCTCAACGTGCGCTTCGCGCAGGTCTCGCGGCTCGCTCGCTTCG